TGGGTATCTGTACAATGGCATTCAACCTTAACGGTTTCAACTTCAACCAGTCTGTCGTAGACGGATCAGGTAAGGTAGTTCCTACTTGGGGTGATGTTCTTAACAGAGCAAACTTAGGAATGGAAGTAATGCATGAAAGAAATGCACACAACTTCCCACTTGACCTTGCTTCTGCAGAGTCAACAACAGTTGCTTTAACAGCACCTGCTATCGGTTAATTCTTTAACCCATAATATAAACAAGGGGTCTTCACGACCCCTTTTTCATAGGAGAAATTAATGGTAGCCTCGACACTACAACAAACAGATAGAGGATGGTTTGATGATCTTGATGACTGGTTAAAGCGAGATAGATTCGTTTTTATTGGTTGGTCAGGTTTATTACTCCTTCCTTGTGCCTTTCTAGCAATAGGTGGGTGGTTCACTGGAACTACATTCGTTACTAGTTGGTACACACATGGTATTGCCTCTTCATATCTTGAAGGAGCAAACTTTTTAACCGCAGCAGTCTCTACACCTGGAGATGCTATGGGTCATAGTCTTCTATTCCTTTGGGGACCAGAAGCACAGGGAGATCTTGTGCGTTGGTTTCAATTAGGTGGACTATGGAATTTCGTAGCACTTCACGGTGTGTTCGGACTTATAGGTTTTATGTTAAGACAATTTGAGATAGCAAGACTTGTAGGGATCAGACCTTACAATGCTCTAGCATTCTCTGCTGTCATTGCTGTATTCGTGAGTGTATTCTTGATCTATCCTTTAGGTCAGCATTCATTCTTCTTTGCTCCTTCATTTGGAGTAGCAGCAATCTTTAGATACATCTTATTCATTCAAGGTTTCCACAACATAACACTCAACCCCTTTCATATGATGGGAGTTGCTGGTATTCTTGGTGGTGCTTTACTCTGTGCCATTCATGGTGCAACAGTTCAGAACACCTTGTATGAAGATGCAACTATCTATTCAGATAATGAAAAGAGGAGTACAACCTTTGGTGGATTTGATCCGCAACAACAGGAAGAAACTTATTCTTTCATTACTGCTAATAGATTCTGGTCACAGATATTTGGTATTGGATTTTCTAACAAGAGGTTCATTCACTTCTTTATGCTATTCGTACCTGTAGCAGGTATGTGGGCATCATCAATTGGTATCGTAGGTCTAGCACTTAACCTCAGAGCATACGACTTTGTATCTCAAGAGATAAGAGCAGCAGAAGATCCAGAGTTTGAAACTTTCTACACTAAGAATATACTTCTTAATGAAGGTATGAGAGCATGGATGTCATCTGTAGATCAACCGCATGAGAACTTCGTGTTCCCAGAAGAAGTGTTACCAAGAGGTAACGCACTATAGGTTGACAGATAAATAAATCAACCGTATAATAAGAGACCCTTCGGGGTCTCTTTTTTTCTTTCTATGAATTTTTTAATAGGCATAATGTCCTTTGCAAATTTTGTATTCTATCCTCTAGTGATAGCAACAATCATTGCGTTTATTATTGAACAAATCTTTAGATCACAAGACAAAGCACCTGAAGTGCTTAGGTCTATGGCAGTACGAAAATATTTCTGGAGACAAGCATGGCTCTTTAATATCATTTGGTTTGTTGGATACTTTATTGTTATGATTGCTATGAGAGGACAGCAAAGTCCTATGCCTGATATGATTTGGCAAGGGTAAAACCAAATTTGACTTTTGGTTCCCAGATATCCGCTAAAAAATCTCGGCAAATTTTTTGACCCCTATAGTTTTTTAAAATGAGCAAGATAGACACACAAGGAATGAGTGGTGAAACAACTGAGGGATGTACTGACAATGTATATCCTAAAGATGAGAATGGTAATATCATCTATCCAACATATATTCCCACACCATTACCATTACTTGAACCTAAATTAAGACAAGAGTTAAAAGATCTTATTAATGAAGTCCTTGACGAAAGGGAATATCAAAAGAAACTTAACGGTCCTTATGATGTACCTGAATACAATTATCGTTTAGATGAGTTACAAGAATGAGACTAGGTGTTATGTGTTCTGGCAACGGAACCAACTTCGAGAACATAATCCGTTCAGTCAATAAACATGAAGTAGTTATCATGGTACATGATAAGAAAGAGTGTGGTGCTGCTAAGAGAGCAGAAAAGTTTGGTATTCCTCATTGTCGTATCAAGGCAAAGCATGAGGATGATATGGTAAAATTATTTGAAGCGTGGGATGTAGATCTTATAGTTCTTGCTGGATACATGAGGATAATTAAAGATCCTTCTGCTTTCCCTGCTCCTATTATTAATGTACACCCATCATTACTACCCAAGTACAAGGGATTGAATGCTGTAGAGCAAGCACTAGATGCTGGTGAGGAGGAGACTGGATGTACTGTTCACTATGTTAATGAGGAATTAGATGGTGGAGAGATAATAGATCAGTCTAGAGTACATGTATGTAAGGGTGATACTGTTGAAACTTTAACTCATCGTATACAACGTGCTGAGTATAGGTTATTACCTCTAGTAATAAATGATTTATGCCTTTAGATGACTAGATAAATATTTCTATGGCATACTATTATCCTGAAGGTTATTTTGGTCCTATCTGCGATGCTCCTTGGAGTGATGATGAAATCGCAGATAGATCTCGTCGTGCTATTCCTGAAGTAGTAACAGATATTATTGATGAGTGGCCAGATCCGAATGGAGATCTCTTCCCACCGTGGGGACCATTTAATGTTCCTGGAGGACCAGGTCATACTCTTATAGGTAGAAATTGTAAGGTCAGACCTGATGGTACTTTATATGACTGTGTTAACACATATAATGATGGTGAAGGTGATGGCGATGGTGATGGTCCAGACCTTACTGACTTTGGATTAACAGATCAGTTCTTTGTTCCTATCTTTGATGCAAAGACGTGTAAACCATTTGATCCTGACATTAATATAAGACCATTTACTTTCATTAATGCTGATGGTACTACCACTGTAAAATATAAGAGAGAGAAATCAACACCAGTAACATTCCCTGTTGAGAGTGCTCAGTGGAGTGAAGAAGGTAATGAGTTTGGAGTATGGGTCAACCCTGCTGTATGTACATTACCAGGTGAAGATCAGAGTGTTACTTATATGATTGACATACCAACTACAGCAACGTATGGGTTCACATTTGCTGCTGACCTCAATGGTGCCATTTATTTAAATGATAGTAGCACTGCACTTATAAACGCTACTGGTGGTATCTTCAAGACTGGTTCACAGAGTACTCCATACACAGCAACAACAACTTTAAATGCTGGTACTCTTAAACTAACAGTTGGTATGAGTAATGATTGGGGTACAGATAATACTTGGTACGTTAACCCTGCTGGTATAGGTTGGAGAGTTTATGATGGATCTGATAATACTTTAGCAACCTCTTTACAATGTACTGCTGCTGGTAATACAGGTCAAGCAGGTACTAATGATTGGGTTAGAAGTGGTCCTCCACCTAATCCAGAAGTACCTTGGGGTACTTTCTTGGATGATTATGCAATATATTCACCACCATTACCTGCTGGTGATGTTGTAGACCCTAGAATAAAGGTAAAGCAACAGGCAATTACTTACATTACTATTAGTTCTGAGATAGCTGCCTCAATAAAAGTAGAAGGTGATAACCAAGCAAACTTTAAATGGGAATTACCTAACGGTAATATAGTTCACAATGGTCCTGTTGATTATGGTAATAATACTGTTGGACAGAGTGATCAGATTATAAACTTAGGTTTATTGCCAGTAGGAGATCATAAGTTAACTTTTGATATTACTAATGATGTTAGAGGTGAACCTTACGAATGGTCTAAAAATCCAGGTGGATGGTACATAAAAATCTGTCAAGGTGGAGTGTGTTCTGGTGATAACACTATTGATTGGGTTAGATCAGGACCACATCCTGCATGGCCACAGTTCATGGATGACTATGCAGTTTATCCTTCCAATGTTCTTACGTTAGAGGGTGTTAATCATACTGCCAACTACCTTGCAACGTGTCCTAGTGCAGGAACTTATACTCTTGAGTGTAGAGCAGATAACTATGCAGCATTTACATGGGATGGTGCTAGTGTAGGAAGTATAGGACAGAATACATCACCTTTCACTTCTTCTTTCTCTAGTAGTACAACGTTTAATATTACTGGTGTTGCAGTTGGAGATCATACACTAGGAGTGACAGTTTATAATGGTACAGGTAACAGTAGTTGGACTAACAATCCAGGTGGTGTGGCATTCGTCTTGCGTGATGCTAGTAATAATGTTATAATGACTTCACTTGATCTGAACAACGCTGGAAACGGAAATTTACTCTGGCATACCAGACTTGCTTCAGGTTATGAATATTATGTACCATGATTAAACCTTATACTGCACTCCCGCCAGTTTTACATGTAAAGGATAGTCCTACTGCAGGGCAAGGACTATTTGCTAAAGAAGATATCGATGCCATGATGTATCTTGGTGTCTCTCATGTTCTATATTTTGATGAAATTATTAGAACTCCTTTAGGTGGGTTTATAAACCATAGTGAAGATCCTAACTGTGTAAAATGGCATGAGGGAGATATCTATCACATGAAAACTATCAAACCAATCAAAAAGGGTGAAGAACTATTTCTCAAGTATACATTTTATAAAGTAACATAATGGAATTAACAGAAGAAAACGTACTCAAAGTGTTAGAGGAAATCATTCCTTACATTGAAGCTGATGGTGGATACCTACAACTTTATGAAATAGAACACGAAACAGGATATGTTAAGGTAAAACTCGGAGGTGCATGTGAAACATGTGCTATGAGTACCATGACATTGAAGCAAGGTATCGAACGTAAACTGATGGAAGAAATTCCTGATGTTGTTGGTGTTGTACAGGTACTATAATGGAACTACCAAAGATTAATAAAGATCAACTTACAAAACAACTTAGAGAGGTTGTTGGTGATAATGATATTGAATTTGATGCCATAGTTGATCCCACAGATATAGTTATTGATGACTTCGATGAAGATGCATACAACGAAGGCAGACTAGAAGTTGCTCAGAAACTAGTGGAAATTCGTAAGGAAATACAGAAAGATTTACGTCGTAAAGAACACTTGACAGATATGTAAGTGTGTGGTAGTATAAATAATACTGATACAAAGGACTCGAAAGAATCGTAACCCTGTGTAGATGTCAAAGGTTTCCCATGTCGGGGAGACTATCATCCGCAGGTTTTTTTATGCCTTGCGAGATACTTTAAACAATCATGTCAATCAAATCAACAATCGCTGCTGTAGCAGCATCACCATTTCTCTTCGCTGGAGCCGCTTTTGCTGGTCCTTATGTGAACGTAGAAAGCAACCTTAGCTATCCTGATGGAGAGTACTCTGCAGCAACTACAGATGTACATATCGGATACGAAGGAACAGTAGGTTCTGAAGGTTCTATTGCTTACTATGTACAAGGTGGTCCTTCACTAGTACACAGCGAAACTGCTGACGATACAGAGACAGAAATCTCTGGTAAGGTTGGTGCTTCTGTACCTGTTACTAATGATCTTGCTGCTTATGCAGAGATCTCTGGTGCTACTGCTGGCGAAGACAGCGATGGCGACACCATCCGTAACTGGGGTGCTAAAATCGGTGCTAAGTTCACATTCTAAGTAGAAGTGAATATCTAAATAAAGGGTGACTTCGGTCACCCTTTTTTGTTCTTTAAACACATATGAATTTTACAGTCTACACACGAGACGGTTGTCCGTACTGCACACAGATCAAACAAGTGCTATCTGGTAAAGGTTATAGATATGCAGAATATAAATTGGGGGTTGACTTTCAACGAGAAGCATTCTATACTCAGTTTGGCAATGGGTCTACATTCCCTCAAGTTGTTTTAAATAACGAGAACCTTGGTGGATGTACTGACGCAGTTAAGTACCTACGAGAAAAAAATCTTGTCTGATGGAAGAATTCTACGACCTTGTTGAACATGCTATCGATGCAGCATTTGAAAAAGAAATGTATCTTTTCAAATGCTATACTTATTTGAAGCACATCAAGGCAACACGTAGACAGGTGAAAGAGTTTATTGATTCTAGTACTGCTGGAGAATTAGCTTTAGTAGTTTACGATCTTGATGGTTACATCAAAGGTGGTAAAGACAATGAACACTGTCAACTTAAAGAAGCATACGGTCACTTAGGCAAACCAAGAGCAAGAAAAATACGAAAGTATCTTCATGCTATACTGAGTGATGCTTGGCAATACGAGATAGATCGTAAACCAGGTCGTAAGAAACTGTCTAAATAAAATTAACTAGGGAGAAACCTATGGAAATTGCATTAACTGTTTTAATAGTAATCGGTGCATTCATACTAGGGATTACGGTCTCTTGGTTGGCAAAAGGATACGTAGAAGACTACGTTGAAAACGCTGCTTATGCCAGAGCAGTAATACATCCCGAAATGTTGGACGGTGATGGGAACATGTTACATGATGAACTCATTTACCTTCGTACTCAAAATCTAGAAATTGAAGAAAATGATGAGGACTAATTATGGTTGCTAAATCTATGGAAAATAGTAATCCTCGATTACTATTAAGTGAGATCTTACGTAAAGTTTCTAATGCTAAAACCAAAGCAGAAAAAATAAAACTGCTTAGGGAAAATAATAGTGTTGCATTACGTCAGTTATTAATTATTAATTTTGATGACAGTGTGGTCTCTATTATCCCTGAAGGGGAAGTACCTTACACACCTAACGATGCACCTGTAGGCACTGATCACAGTCGCTTAGAGCAGGAGTATAGGGGTTTATATAGGTTCTTTAAGGGTGGAGATACGAAACTCCCAAGTCTTAAAAGAGAATCTATGTTCATTCAACTCCTTGAAGGACTTGCTGCTGAAGAAGCAGAACTTCTATGCTTAGTTAAAGACGGTGGACTTTCAAAGAAGTATAAAAGGATTACTAAGGCGGTTATTTCTGAAGCATTCCCCGCAATTGAGTGGGGTGGTAGAGGAGGATGACCATGAACATTCTTAATGAAGATTGTGATCCAACACTCGCACAAGATAAAACATTACCTTATAATGCATATCTTGTGGAGTATATTAAGGAGGATAGAATCGCATATGATTTAGCAACATGCGGTACCTCCGTAGAACTCTTTGATGAGTACTATGATAAGTACAAGAAAAACTTTAAAACTTTGAAGCAAGCAGAGGGAAAAGTCAATCCAGTTTTATGGAACAACAATAAGAAGAAAGCGAAAGCACCTAACAAACCTAAAAAATGACTGTTTACTTTGATAGAACTAAAGGAGCAGCAGAAGAAGACGCTGCTGCTGATCAAGAAAAAGAGATCAAGAACAAAAGAGACATTGCTAAGGGTGCTGAAGTCTTAGCAAATTTTACTAGACCATTAGCTCTTATGCTATTATGGAACTGGATAATGCCTGGTTTGTTCGGACTAGTAACGATAGGTTACTTACAAGCATTTGGTCTGTATGTTATGTCCAGACTTTTATTTAATCATAAGGAAATTTCAGTATATGAGTAAAGTATCATTGATTTCTGTGACACCTGACGCAGAGAAAACTATTGGTTATGTTGCTAGGGTATCAAACCCTAAAAATCAGGACAATCCAAAGGTTGCTGGACTATTAAAGTATTGTATTAAACATGGACACTGGAGTGTCTTTGAGCAAGCACACATGAGTGTAGAGATTGAGACTACTAGGGGTCTTGCTGCTCAGATACTGAGACACAGATCATTTACATATCAAGAGTTCTCTCAGAGGTATGCTGATAGTAGTTTGTTAGGAGATACTATTCCCCTACCAGAACTTCGGAGGCAAGATGATAAGAACAGACAGAATAGTATTGATGATGTAGATCCATTAATGCAACAAGACTTTGAGATTAAAATGCAAAGACATTTTGTAGATGGAATGAAATTATATAAAGAGATGCTTGATGCTGGTATAGCAAAGGAGTGTGCTCGGTTTGTACTACCTCTTGCTACGCCAACCCGTCTGTATATGACAGGAAGTATTCGTTCGTGGATCCACTACATAGATTTACGTTCTGCACATGGAACCCAAAAGGAACACATGGATATTGCAGAAGCAGTCAGAGGGATATTCATAGAACAATTTCCTATCACTGCAGAAGCATTAAATTATGCACTACACACCCAATAGAACTTATCAACAATGCCTACGTACGATTTTATTAATAAGAAAACAGGTGAAGTTACTGAGCTTGTTATGTCTATGAATGACCTCGATAAATATAAAGCGGATCATCCAGAGATGGAGAGATACTTTGGTAATCAAGGTACCTCTGCCATTTACGGGAACCCCAAAATGGATGATGGATTTAAAGAAGTCATGTCCAAAGTTCAATCTGAACATCCCCGTGCTAACCTAAGCAGATTTACATAATGCCAAGAGCGAAAAAGAAATCCAACGGTACTGCCCCCCTCCAACCAATGTCTAAAAAGATGATGAAGAGGAAAAAACCGATTGATAGGTCATACATGACCGATATCAAACCTCTAACTGACAATCAAACACTTGCCTTTGATGCATATAAGGCAGGTAAAAATGTATTATTACATGGTGCAGCAGGTACAGGTAAAACATTCATTATGATTTACCTAGCACTACAAGAAGTGTTAGATGAACACTCACCTCACGATAAGATATACATTGTAAGGTCACTCGTACCTACTAGAGAGATTGGATTTCTTCCTGGTGATCATGAAGATAAGTCATACTTATATCAAATACCATACAAAAATATGGTTAGGTATATGTTTGGTATGCCTGATGACAATTCATTCGAGATGTTATATGATAACTTACGAACACAGGATACAATTGACTTCTGGTCTACATCTTTTATCAGGGGTACTACTCTTGACAATGCTATTATTATAGTAGATGAGTTCAGTAACTTGAATTTTCATGAATTAGATAGTATAATAACAAGAGTTGGTGAAGATTCTAAGATTATGTTCTGTGGTGACATCACCCAGACCGATCTAACAAGGGAGTATGAGAAGTCTAAGATATCAGACTTCATTAATATCCTTCAGGAAATGAAGGACTTTGCTTGCATTGAGTTTGGCGTAGATGACATCGTAAGGTCTGGTCTAGTCAAACAATATCTAATTACAAAATATAATCTTGGTTTCTAAATGAGTTTTACCTTTGTTAATGATCCTATCGTACCGATAGATGTTGAACCAATTAGCAAGGATGGTGTAAGATTTTACCCTATTCCTGGTGCTGATAAATATTATCCGAGCGTTACCTCAATCACATCGTTTAAGAACGCAGCATTCTTCGCAGGTTGGAGAAAGAAAGTAGGTGAGCATGAGGCTAATCAAATCACTGCTAGAGCAACACAAAGAGGTACTGCCTTCCATAGTATCACTGAGGATTATATTAAAGATAAATTAAATCTTGAAATATACTTGGAAAATAACCCATTATCTGTTAGAATGTTTCAGTCGGCAAAGACTACTCTTGACCGCATTGATAACATACACTGTTTGGAAACTTTCCTATACTCACATTACCTTGGACTTGCTGGTCGTGTAGACTGTATTGCAGAGTTTGATGGTGAGTTAGCAGTAATTGATTTTAAAACCTCCACTAAAGAAAAGAAGGAAGATTGGGTTGAACATTATTTTGTTCAAGAAACTGCGTACGCAGCGATGTTCCTCGAACTCACAGGTATTGAGGTAAAGAAAATTGTCACACTCATTGCGGTTGAAGACGGGTCTGTACAAGTATTTCAGAAGTACAATCTTGATGACTATCTACAACTACTCAAATCATACATTGAAGAATTTGTTAGGGGAAAAAATGCCTAAAGAAACTAAAAATCTAGAGGATAAGTTCCTAACACAATCAAAATTCTCAGCAGAAATAGAACGATTAGTTCTAAAGAGTGACGGTCTTATCACTTACATTGAGGCGGTAGTAACCTACTGTCAAGAAAATGAAATTGAATTAGAGACTGTTCCTAAGTTAATATCTAAACCATTGAAGGAAAGATTGAAGCACGAGGCACAACGTCTTAATTATATGAAGCAAACAACTAAAGGGGTTTTACCTTTATGACACAAGGTACATTTTTTAAATCGGATCAAGTTCAAAACAATCTAAATGATATATTTAATACCTATCAAGAGATTGCATCTGTCACTTCACAACTACCTAAGTTTAATAAGCAAGAGAAGTTAGAACATATTGATAAGTGTAAGGTATTAGTTGATAAACAGAGAACATTTTTTACTAGACTATCTCTTGCTTCTAAGGAAGATCCTGAAGCAGCAGATATGAAAATGAGAATTAATGCATTGTCTCAAGCATTTGGATATGATTCATTGTTACATTGCATGGATGCAATGGTGGAGACTTTAGAAAAAGCTGCTTTGAGAGAGGAGGAAAGAGAGTAATGTTTGAAAGTGATGAGTCTTATCAGAATTCTGATCATAGAGATCATTTAAAAATTCTTGATGAGATGTTGGTGATTGATAATGTTATCTCAGAACATCATCAAAATTATATTGAGCAGTTATGTTTTGGACATAAGTTTCCTTGGTTCTATAATTTTGATCCAACCTTTCCCGATAGAGTATCTGAAAGAGGTACAACATTTTCTTCCTTACTCCTAAGTAAAGGAACTAAATCAGAATACTTTCAAATATTTTTACCGATAGCATTTAATGTTTACAATACATTAAACTTACAAGACGCTAGTATTTTTAATTGTAGGGCATTCTTACACATTAAGAATGAAAGTAAGTTAGAAGATAGAAGAGATCAACTGCATGTAGATCAGGATTTTCCTCATCTTGCTATGATATATTATGTTAACGATGCCGATGGTCCTACTGAGATACTTAATGAAGGTAAGATAATAAAGAGAGTTGATCCTAAGAAAGGAAGACTGTTAATATTTGACGGACAGTTTGAGCATAGGTCTACTCACCCTCAACATAATGATAGATGTATTATCAATTTCAATCTTGACCCAATACCAAACTCAAATTATAATATGGTTGAGGCTAACCATGAAAAGGTTGAAAGTAATAGTGATGGTATGCGAATAAAAGTACCCCAGAACACCAAGAAAACTGTCACATTAGCTGTTGACTAGACCTAAATAGTATGCTACGATTATACAGTAGTAAATCAAATACACATTCAATACGGAGAATACAATTATGTCTTTTGCTTCATTAAAGAAGGCTTCCTCTGCAGGAAATACCTTCGCTAAACTCACGCAAGAGATCGAGAAGTTAAACCAACCTCAAGGTGGTGGAGGTGCTGATGAGCGTCTCTGGAAACCTGAGTTAGATAAATCAGGTAACGGTTACGCAGTAGTTCGTTTCCTTCCTGCTCCTGACGGAGAGGACATGCCTTGGGCAAAGATCTGGTCACACTCCTTCAAAGGACCTGGTGGTCAGTGGTACATCGAGAACTCTCTTACTACTATTGGTAAGGATGATCCCGTTGGAGAATTAAATAGAGAACTTTGGAATAGTGGTCGTGAACAGGACAAAGCAACTGCTAGAGTACAGAAGCGTAAGCTTTCTTACTACTCTAACATCTATGTTGTAAGTGATCCTGCACATCCAGAAAATGAAGGAAAAGTATTCCTTTACAAGTATGGTAAGAAGATCTTTGACAAACTTGTTGAAGCAATGCAACCTGCATTTGCTGACGAGACACCTCTAGACCCATTCAATTTCTGGAAGGGTGCTGATTTTAAAGTTAAGATCAGAAAGGTAGATGGATACTGGAACTATGATAAGTCAGAGTTCGCAGCACCTGCTACACTAGGTGGATTTGATGATGCTGAACTTGAAGGTATCTGGAAGAAGGGATACTCCCTTGCAGAGTTTGAAGATCAGAAGAACTTCAAAACTTATGAGCAACTCCAGTCAAGGTTAAAACTTGTACTTGGTAAGGCAGTACGTCAAGCACCTGCTGCAGTTCCTGAAGAAGATGAAGCAGTAGAACCTGCTGCTTGGGGTAAAGAAGTATCAGACTTCAGAGAGAAAGCAGTTTCTGCTGCTCCTGTAGGTGCTGAAGGTGAAGATCCCCTATCATATTTTTCACAGTTAGCTGAAGAAGATTAATGAAACTCACTCCTTTATTATTGTTAGTCCTTGCTGGTCCTGCTTCTGCAGGTCCACTGGACTTTTTGACTGATCCTTCTCGTCTTGCTACTGCTACAACAAGTCAAGAAAGAGAATTAATACGACATTCTCGTGCCCCATACAGACACGTTAATGTACAAGATAGTTGGGAAGAACCCAGATCAAGCAGACCTTGGTGGAAAACTGCTACTTATCAACCAGGTTATTCATCCAGTAGCACATGTACTCGTAAAGAGTATAGAGAAGAGTATGTTCCTGGTACTGCACGTAGACCAGGTTATGTAAAGAATTGGCATGATACTATAGAAGTACCATGCAATAGACCTGTTAGACCCAGTGTTATACGTCCCAGAACACCATCACCTGATGGTAACGAATGCATAGAAGGAAGTGTTCTTGGTGGTATCTTAGGTGGTGGTGCTGCAGCAGCGATGTCTCAAGGAGATGGACGTTGGTGGGCAATTCCTCTTGGGATTGTTGGAGGTTCGATGATCGGTTGTGATATAGACGGAGGATAAATGACTGAAGAAACCATTAAGAAGTATACTTATACTAAAGAACAAGTCGATAGGATGATTGCTCATGCAGTTCAAATAGCAGTTGCTCAGGCACGTGCTATTGATGAAGAATCTATGCGTAAGCATAACCGAGAGGCAACTATCATTAGTATGATCCTTGGGTTTACTACCCTTGCACTATTTGTTGATGGTTTACTTCGTATACTTGGTGTCATCCCACCGTTTATGCACATCGATGTTAATATTTTAGATAAGATTGCTAATAGAGTTGAGACTGATGTTATAGATAAGATAAGACAAGTGCCAATACAGAAATTACTGGGAAGATGACACCCTTAATATCACTATTATTCATCGCAGTCATGCTGTGCCTTACAGGTGCAGCATTTGCTTTGATCTTTAAAAATCTTAGTGATATCAATAAGTTACAATCAAAACCAAAAAGAAGAAGACATCCAGAACTTGAAGAGATAAATGAAGGGGATGAGTTATTGGTTGTTAAATTTTCACCTGATTGGGAGGAAGGTGAAGTTGATATTAAATTTACTCCTGATAATGATTTTACTGACAAAGTATTAGACAAATCATTACAAAAAAGAATACAACAGTTGAATGATCCTTGGGATGATGAAGATGATGATGACGGAGATATTATTGCAAGAGTGTAACGAAAAACTTAAATTATTATAAAAAAACCCCCATTTGTGAGGATTTCGTTATAAAATAATATGTAGATATCAACACAATACATGTCAGGCGATTATTTTTCACATAACGATCAACAACCTCCTTTGCCTTGCAAAGCATCACAAGCAATGGATGAGATTAAGGAGTCGAGATGGCAGAATACTAATTACGTCCTAGAGATTGAAAGTATGTTTGTTCAAGCAAGGTGGAGAAACGACAGTCCATTAAGAGAGTAGGTCATATATTATTCAACTTCCATTTCTCAGGAAACCGCAAAAAAAACTCGGCATATTTTTTAGTCAAAAAGGTTTTTTAGTAACCCCCGTAACTACCAGAGGAACCAGAAGAAGAACTACTACTTGAACTAGAACTACTTGAACTAGAACTTGATGAAGAACTACTACTTGAACTAGAACTTGATGAAGAACTACTGGTTGATGAAGATGTGGTGCTAGTCGTAGTTGATGTAGTAGTCGGTGTAGTAGAAGTCGATGTTGCTACACCTGCTGCAGTTTGAAGATTTACGCTAAGTGAACTAGGACCATTATCGTATGATGCTACATTTCCTACAGCAACTGATCTACTAACACTAGCACTAATATATCCTCTAGTATCTAAGAACCTCTGAGAAACACTCAGGGGTGTTTTTTTATGATTAAAATCATCTAATTCTTTATGTGGTAAGTATGCCACTAGATCATCAAATTCAGAAACCATCTTATCTACTAGGAATGTTTGAGGTATTCTTATAAGTCTTTTTTTCTCATTTATCCAAGTTTCATATTCAAAGTTTGATACTGGTGTTATAGATTCGCTTTCTGTCTTAGTTGTTCCATCTGGTAATATTGCACGAAATGACTTATTTACTTGAATGCCCTTTTGTATGAAAATATTACCATTATACAGAACTTCATTAGTTTCGTAATGATGGTTTCCATCAACTTCTGCAAGATCATACTTATCTACAACATAGTCATATAGTGTTTGATCATCTTTTGGCCATTGACTGTATACATCAGTAATATTGTTTGTAATCAATATAACCCAATCTAGATGAGGATCACCCAACATTGCCTGAGCAACATCAGAAGGTTTTTGACCTGGAGTTATACTTCTATTTTCAAACATTGTCACGTATTTCTCTACAGAGTTTCTTAACTGAACACGTCTGAATATGTTTTTTACGAGACGGTATTTAAATGCCTCATCATCTTTAATACCTTCTCCAACGTATACGCTTGGTAATTGTTTAAAATAAGACATTTTATGCTCCGAACTCGATATCTTTTTGCGTAAGTAGTTTTGTTTCAGTAAATGCTATGTTCAAAACTATTGCTGGAACTTGAATTTCTCTTTTACCAGTATCACCAGCAGCAGTTCTCTTAAATGCAACATACTGATTATCTGGAGTGTAGTTAACACTAATTCCAGTACATACAGAAGGCATAACTTTAAAATGCATTCCTGGTGCATTAGTTGATGTGAATGAGTTCCTATTAGGATCCATACGCATAAAATCTATTTCCCATTTGCAAGGTATTTTAAAGAAACGGTTTGCATTAGCACTATCAGTAGTACTGTTAGTAGTGCCAGCAATCTCATCTAAGAAATTTGAATCTAAACTATCTCCATCTTTATCCATTTTTTTAACATTTCCACCTTGATGATCAAATATTTTACCAGATTGAATATCTGGATGGGAGTGCATCTTGAATGCTCTTATTATCTTTTGTATTTCTACTGCTTCATCATCATTTCTAGAAAACATTTTGAAACTGAAGTTATGATTACGAAAACTCATACTATTGAATATTTGTTCCGTATATGGGTTAAATACCCTTCCTCTAGTTAATGCTTCTAGACTGTTAACATCAATATTTCCTTGCATACCTAGAAATCCACTAATATCATTAGCAGCATTGGTAATAATACTAGCACTAAACTCAGGTAACGCTGCTTTCGCTGCATCTTGTAATTTTCCAGCAATATCTTTATAATCACCACCACTTCCCATCATACCAGCAAGAGCAACACCACCAGCACCAATATCTACTTGTCTATAGTTTGCCTGATAACCTGTTTGTAGGTTAGGTGGCATTGCCATATAGATATCTTCTTTCTTGAATATTTTTGTTGCATTTACATTTGCCAAACCATATCCATATCCACCACTGCTATAACTAGCACCTTGACCAACAGCACCACTACCTGTTCCAGCAGCAAATCCAGTTTCACCAGCAGAACCATCACCAAATTGCATTTCAAATGGTCTAAATCTTACATAGTCAATAGCCTCTGTTGGTGCTTCTACATCAGGATCGTTAGATCCAGAAGGCACTGGGGGTTGTTTGGGATATCTGTATATTTCTGCCACTGACCGCCTAAATATTATGTGATCTGTATATATTTATGCGTTATAAGCAAGGAAAATACAATCCTCGAAGACCAAGTAAATATAAAGGCGATATTCGCAAAGTTTTTTACAGGTCGGGATGGGAATTAAAGTTCATGCTTTGGTGTGATACAACTACTTCAGTAACTGAATGGGGTAGTGAAGAGATTATTATTCCCTATACTTCTCCTGTTGATGGAAAACGACATAGATATTACCCAGATTTTTATGTGAAAGTGAACGGTAAGAAATATGTTGTTGAGGTAAAACCCTCTAAGCAGACTAAAGAACCTAAAACACAAAAAAGACATACTAAAAGGTATATTACCGAAGTTATTACTTGGAGTGTTAATAAGGCAAAATGGCATGCAGCAACAGAATTTTGTAAAGATTATGGAATGGAGTTTATGTTAATTACAGAAAAAGAACTTAAAGTATAATGGCAATTCCAGGAAAAGACGGTGCTAGGTACCCATCTCTTCAAGCGTTTCAATCGTTTTCGCTGAAGGATAGGAATTATGCACCAAGTTTTACCAATTTATTTTCGTTCCATATAGGAACACCTACTATTCTTAGAAGTACCGAACAACTTGGTGTTGGGAATACCAGTACTATAGGACAAACTTCTACAATTTTTACATCAGAAATAGGTAAGTTGCAGAACTGCTTAAATTTTTACTGCAAGACAGTTAATTTACCAAGTAAGCAGTTGACCACTGGTCAGGTTGTTAATGTTGGATCTGCTTATAAGTATGGTACTGGAACTTCATATAGTCAGATAAATGCAACGTTCCTTATGCCAAGATCACAGCATACAAGAAATTATTTTGAAAGGTGGATGTCATTACTTTCACCAGATTCTAACCAGTATGTAGAGCATTATGATCATTATGTTTCTCCAAGAATTATGATATACAAGTGGGAAAGAGGTGGAGGAGGAGATGTATCAAATATTAATGAGATTAAACAAGCAATGAGAAATTTGTATGGTACAGAATACGATGAAGCAAATTATATCTGGCCAAAACAATATAAATGCACTGCTGCATGGGAGTTGAGAAAGGCATTTCCATATAATATTGGATCTATTCAATTAAATAATGAAAAAGCAAGAACTATGTCTATGACTGTTGGGTTCTTCTATGAAAGGTATAGATTTTGGGTTGAAGATGAGTTTGATGATCCAGGTGTGAGAAGTGCTATTTCAATTCCTGGAGACGGTAGTATCAATCCAGCTAGCGATGGTCTTGGAGTTTGGGCAGGTATTACAGGAACTATCCAATCTATGTTAAATGTTTTCTAAATACTACCTAAATAATTATACTGAATTGAAAATTTATGTCGTTACCTAAATTAAATGTACCTAAGTACAAATTGAAACTGCCTTCAGACGGCAGAACCGTGAATTATAGACCATTCCTCGTTAAAGAAGAAAAACTACTTCTCTTAGCAACTGAGACAGGACAACAAGAAGATATTGTTGCAGCAATTAAAGATATTATTGTCGCATGTAGTGATATACATGACGTTGATGAATTGCCTACCTTCGATATTGAATTTTTGTTTTTACAAATTCGTACTAAATCAGTTGGTGAAAGTGTTGAGGTTAGCGTTACTTGTCCAGATGACAACGAAACTCAAGTTCCAGTAAATATTCCTTTGTCTGATATTAAGGTTGTTAAAACCAAAGGACACAAGAAAGATATTAAATTAGATGAGAAAATCATAATAACAATGAATTATCCAAGTTTGGATTCTTTTGTTAAAATGAATTTCCAAGGTGAGGAACCAGGTGTTGATCAGATTTTTGATATGGCAGCCAGTTGTATAAAATCAATTGCTGATGAGGAAGAAGTATACGATGCTTTAGACACACCAAGAGAAGAGATGCTGGAGTTTTTGGATCAATTGACTTCTGAACAGTTTAAAAAGGTTCAGGATTTCTTTGAAACCATGCCTAAACTTTCACATACTGTTAAGGTAACCAATCCTGGCACTAAAGTTGAAAGTGATGTAACTCTAGAGGGTCTAGCAAGTTTTTTCGCATAGCTCTTCTCCATCAAAATCTTCAAGCTTACTATGAAACCAATTTTGCGTTAATACACCACCATAAATGGGATATTGACCACATTGAAAATTTGATGCCTTGGGAAAAGGAGATTTATATGAATCTTTTAATTAACTTCTTAAAAGAAGAAGAAAGAAGAGCAAAAGAGCAACAAGCAGCAAAAGGTTAAGTAGTGGCACCAGCATTTACTAAAAAATTTTTAGGAGGGGGTAGCGATGATTCGTCACCCATAATATCTGCTGCGAATATACAATATACCTCAGTAACTGGTCTAACTAAGACAATGAAAGGTCTTAGTGGTATTGTTAGAGATATAGAATCTATTAGTCTCGCTTCTGTTAAAAATGATAAACTAAGAGAAAAGTGGGAAAGAAGAAAAGCGAGAAGGGATGCGGATCAGCAAGCTGAAGAGTTAACAGAATTAGAAAAGATTGCTGGTAAAAAGAAGGTTAAACCAAGAAAACCTGATACTAAAGAGAAAAAGTCTTTTTTAGATAATTTTAAATGGTTAGATACCTTCCTTGGTCCTATAGGAAAATTCTTAGTTAATTTAGGTGCTACTCTTGCTATGCGAGAGTTATTGAAATGGGCATCGGATGATAGTAATTTTACAAAGATTGAGACATTTATCCATAAACTTGATGTAGTTTTTACTAAACTCTATGGTTTTGGTAAATTTCTAGTCAAAGATAATCTTGTTGATGGGTTTAAGCAAGCATTTTTTGGTGAAAATGCAGATGGTACAAAATCTGATTTTTTCCAGAGGATAAGTGGACTAGGAAAAATATTAATCGGGATCACGGGTTTAAAGTACCTAATGAACCCATTTTCTTTAATAACTGATATTTTAGGTGTATTAGATTGGATATTTAATTGGGGTCCACCTAATATAGATGGTAAAAAACCCAGAGGTAAACTTAAAAAACCTAAAACACCGAAAGTAAAAGGCAAGCAATGGTGGAAGTTTTGGCAAAAGAAAACTAAAACACCTGCACAACTTTCCCGTTTCAATAATTCATATTCCAAGTTTATAGAAGGAACTGCTGATCTTGGTGATAAATTAAGAGTAGTAAGAAGAGGTGGAGCAGGGTTAGAAGGTCTATTTGATCAAGGAATTAAAGGTGGGAAGTTAGTTGGACAAGGCGATAATATTTTTAAAAATATTGGTAAGACACTTGGTAATTGGGGAGAGATAACTAAACAGAATACTCTAAAATATGGTGGTAAGGCTGCAGAGTCGTTAAAGAAATTTGGTAAATTTATAGCAGAAGGTGCATCTGCAAAGTATAAAGCAGCACAGTCTTGGGTAGGTCAGGGTGTTGATAATTTAAAGTCTCTTCCAAAGAAAACGATGGATGGGATACAAGCAAAGTTCCTTAATCCTATAGGAGAAGCACTTCAACCTTTCGTTAAGAGGATGCAAGGGTTTGGTGATAGTTTCATGAATCTCTTTAAGAAGGCTCCTATCATAAAAGAAACGTTGGAGGCTCTGGGTTCTAGAGGGATAAATATGAAATCCGTCGCTAAGTCAGGTAAGGCATGGGGTAAACGTGCTGCATCTGTTCTTCCCTTAGTTGGTGGATTAGCAAACTTAGGTTTTGCTGGTATGTCATTCGCAGCAGGAGATAATGTTGGAGGTGTTTTAGAAACAATTGCAGGTGTTTTAGAACTTGTTGGTTATGCCACAGCTGGTGCTGGCGGTGTCGGTGTACCATTAATCATAGCTGGAACAGCACTTGATGCTTATTTACTTGCTCGTATTTTACCCAAAGTTGGTGATAAAATACTTGGGTGGGAAGAAAAGGGTTTAAGTTCAATTAGTGGTCAATTAAAAGGTCTATCATCCTTAGCACAAGATGCTATGTCTAAGGTTGGTGATCCTGGTGGATTAATCCAATCAATAATGGGTTCGGTAAATGGCACAGGTAAAGACGGTGTTCCAAGACCTCAAGATGGTGTGCCACAGGCAGGAATTGGTAAGTTCTTTAGTGGTTTATGGGATGGTGTTAAGAGTGTTGGTAAGGGTATATGGGATGGTATAAGTGGTGTTGTTAATACTGTTGGAGGTGTAGTTCAGGATATAGTAAATTCTCCTTTCGGGCAGATCTTGATGACAGCATTGCCCTATATGTTCCCTGGTGCTGCATGGTTAGCTCCAATGATTAATGGAATAAAAGGTTTTGCAGCATTAGCAAATGGTAATCCTTTAGGTGCTATTATGAGTCTCTGGGGTGCTGCTGGTGATATATGGACAGAAACATTTGCTGGCATTAATAAACAAATTGGTGACTTCTTTGGACCTATTAATAATGCTTGGAATAATATTATGGATAGTAAGATTGGACAAATAGGAAAGGAATTAATATCTGGAAATATAACTGGTGCTATGGGAGTTGCATTAGAGGGTACTGCTATGGAAGGTGCTCTTAAAGGATTTGGGGCACAGATAGATGCTATGGGATTATCTGGAATATTAGGATCAATTCCTGGTGTTGGATCTGCTCTTGCAAATATTCCTGGATTATCTGATTTGCCTGGTGTTGGATCTTTGGTTAGTGGAAACTTTAGTCCAGCAGCATTTATAGGTGGTATTGCAGATACTGAAGGATTGGGTGACTTATATCAAGGTTTTATGGGATTAGCAGGTGGTGATATAAGAAGTGGTCTTGAAGGATTTGCTGCTCAAGCAGGAGTTGATCCTCAAATCTTTGGAGTTTATGATAGTTATGCTGATATTTTTGGAGCAGGTGGAAGTTCTGAGAAACAAGCTATGTTACAGATTGGAGATTTTGATATTCAAGGTGTTCCAGTAATTATAGAGAAAATCTTAGTGGCACCAATACCTGATCCAAAGGCAATAAATAATAACGCAAGGATAGATACTGGTGGTGCTTGGACAAGTTTATCATCTAGAATGGGATTATAAATGACTGTTAAAAAGAATTCTAAAATTAATCTCTATAAGTTTGTTAATGCTAAATCAACAGCATCTTCATCCGATAGTCCAGAGGTGCAAAAAATAGCAGAAGGTATGTCTCAGACTACTTCTGCAATGAATAACCTTGGATTGGTTGTTAATGGTATTGCTAAGGTTGTAATAGATTTAAAGAAAATACAATATAGTAAGTTAAATGCTGAACAAAAGAAACGATTAAAGGCATTTAAACCTAGTTATGGTGATCCAAAAGTAAAACCGTTTAAGAAAATGCTCTTAGCGGTTAAAACATTTAAAGTTAAGGGATTTTTAGAAAGTTTACTTGGTCTTTTTGGTGGTTTGTTTAAGTGGTTTGTTATAAGACCTGCTTTAAAATGGTTATCAGATCCAAAAAATCAAAAAGCAATTCAGAAGACTGTTGAAGTCTTACATAAAATATTTAAAGTATTAACTAAATTTGCTAAATGGACTGTTGGGGGAGCTCTTGACGGTCTCTATGAGATGCTTAAAGATGATGCAACTTGGTGGGAACGATTAAAGGGATTTGCATCAGTGATGATACGGTTCGCAGCCGTATGGGGAGCCATGACTGGAATTGGGTTCCTCTTAAATCCTGTTAAAACACTTAAAGCATTCAGTGGTGTGCTTAGGATGTTTAATAATAATCTTAAAAGAAGTCATAAGACACTATTAAAACGAAAGGGTAGATTAGCTGGATTTGGTAGAAAACTTGGTGGTGTTACATTAAGTGCTACTGTACTTTGGGGTATGATGGAGGGGTTATTCCCTAACGCTACAGCAGATGGAACATTAGATGCTCAAATGGATGAGAGTGGTAAGTTGCCTGGTGATAAGGGATATGATGAAGGTACTGCAGGATCAAATAAAAATACGGATAAAGAGAAAACTACAAGTAACAATACAGATAAAGGAGAAGCTGTATCTTGGTGGAAGAAATTATTCCAGAGAGATAAGAAAAAGGATGATGTAGATATTGTTGGAAAAATTACTGGTATAACTGATGCAAAGGTACTTGCTGATAAGACTAGAGACAGTTTCAAACAGACTGAAGAAGATGCTAAGAGTTCATTATTCTCAGGATTTGATAAAATTTTTGGTGGAAAATTAACTAAGGCATCAGATACTTTTAAGGATGCTCTAGGAGGAATGGATAAAGTAACAAATACAATTAGTTCCATTACTGACAGCTCAGATAAAAAGAAAGGTGGTAATTGGTTTACTAATTTATTCAAACTGAAAGAAAGAGAAAGTGGTGGTTTAATTCAAGGTCCGAATTCTGGATATCCTGTTGCGATGTCAAAAGGTGGACCTACTTCCTTTATTGGACACGGTACAGAATATATTGCTAGAAAACCTGGATCAAATGATGGATATGTAATACCACTTTCTAATGCTGCAACAGCAAAAGACGGCAGTCTTACATCTAGGAAGATGAAGGATGCTAGATCAAAGGGATTTGCTCTTCCAGGATTTGATACTGGTGGATTGTTTACTCCATCTAGAAAAGCTAGAGACGGTATATTAGGTGGTAATAGTCCTGGTGGTATTATGGGAACTAATCAACAAAAATGGTCAAAGATACTGAAAATGGCAAGGCAATCAGGTGCCAAGTATCCAGAGTTAGTAGCAGCACAGTTTGCTTTAGAATCTGCTTGGGGAACTAAATTATCTGCTAAGAATAATTATTTTGGTATGAAGGCAACTGCTAGTCAGGATGGAGTTGTAACACCAACAACTGAGTTTTTCAATGGTCAAGAGGTAAAGGGATCTGCTAAGTTTAGGAATTTTAATAGTCCTAAAGAATCTATCGACAATCTTGTAAATTTATGGTATAAGGATTATAAAGGATTTAAAGGTGTTAATAATGCTGGTAGTGCGGGTGAAGCAGCGAAAATGCTTATGAGTGAAGGATATGCTACAGATCCAGCATATGCTAAGTCTCTTATGGGATTGATGAATCAATATAAAACAGGTAAGATTACTGGTGCTAAAGGTGGAGTTATGATGGATATGCTTAGAGGTAAAGGTGGTGGTGGTATGGGTGGTATATTTGGTGGAGATAAAGGAACTATAATGAAAGAAGGTATATTAGAAAAAGTATCAAGTATGTTTGGTGGAAAGGGTCCAGGAGGTTTAAAGAAACCTGGTCTTGGTGGAATGAGTAATATATTTGCAGCTTTTGGTGGTGGAAGTACTGGTGGTAAGGGTGTTGGTGCTAAAGCAAAGGTAAATCAAGATAAAAATAAGAAGAAGAAAATGAATGCCCAACAGAAAGAAAAGGAACGTAGTCTTCAAAAGGTAATGCGTGAACGTAGCGAAGCAAGAGAGTTGTTAAATAGCAAAGGTGTTGAAATTATGCAGAAAGCAGTATTAGCAGTAGAAGAATCCAATGCAAAGAATAGAGCATTTATTCAAGGTACAATGAAAGCAACAACTGATGTTTATAGAGCTCAATCATCGGGTGGTAATGCGAGTGTTAGATCTTCTGCTAATATATTTAAGACTGCTGTTTCGATAATGAATTCCTTTAATAATCCTTTGAGGCGATAATAGAATGGCAATGAAGCAAAAGGCATCAGAGGTTCAAGCATCTTTCAGTATTATTAGAGATGGGAAAAAGGTTACTGATGCTAAAGGAAAATATGAATTGATAGAATATCTCCAAGGATGGGAAGTTTTTGAATCTATTCAGTCAGCAACTATAGAAGCAAGTTTTATTATCAAAGATATGGGTGGATTGATTAATTCTCTGACAGGTTCTGAGGAATTTCAATTGCAATTGGACACTCCTGATGAAAAACGTAGTTACATTATGAGATCTTATGAAATTGTGGACAGAGTTAGATCAACTCAAGGTGGTGAACTTTATCGTATCAATGCTACTTCTAATGAGTTTATAAAAAATGAAGTACTGAATGTCTTTGGTCATACTGAAAAAGTATTTAAGGGTGATGTTGAGGCATCGCAAATTATTAAAAAGTTATTGAAAGATAAGAAATATATTGGTACGACTAAAAAAGTCTTTTTGGAACAGACAATGAATAAACAGACTATGATTGTTCCTAATTGGAGACCAATAGATCTTATTTACTGGATGTGTCAGCGTAGTATTCGTAAAACAAATAAAGGTGGAACATTACAAAATGGATTTATTTTCTGGGAAAATGCATTAGGATTTAATTTTCAATCAGTTGATAAGATGGTTGAAGATGTTAATGAACAAAAAACTGATAAGACCGATAAGAGTAAAGGTAAGGCAAGACTTTATGAATATGTTTATACTCCAAAAACCTCTATGGATGGTGGTGAAAGTGATGAATTTTTGATTGATACATTAGTATTTCCTGATGAGAAAAGTTATCTAATGGGGTTGAGACATGGTACTTGGGCTGGATATAGTATTGGTTTTGATCCTGTTAACATAGCAAAATCTAAAGTTGGTGGAAGTAAAGATTTTTCTCAATCAGAATTTAAATATGGTGTTACTCCTATATGGAAGAAGATGTCTCATATAGGTGGAACCAATAAGGTCAATCCAATTAATACTATGGATACCAGTATAAAAAATATTGTAAACTTCCCTAAAAGGGTTCGTTTTACTATGATGCCTAATCAAATATTTGATCCAAAGTATCAACAAAATCCTCAAGCAAACTATTCTGAGTTGGTTGAACTGCAAGCATATCAATGGTTGAGATTGGAAACTATTAGAAATATCAAATTATCTATTGGTGTACCAGGTAGATTGGATTTTTATGCTGGTAAAGGTATTAGTGTTAAGATTCCATCTACTTTAAAGGTTGGTGTTAAACCAGAATTGGATAAAAAATATAGCGGAAGATACTTAATTGCTGGTGTAGCACATGCTTCTGCTGGTGATGGAACAAGTTTTAGAACCGAGTTAATGCTACTTAAAGATACCATTGGTGCATAAATAGTGCTATAGTTACCTATAGTAACGGAGACAAAAATTATGAAAACTATCGAAGAACACATTCAAAAAGATAGAGACATTCTTGACAACCCAACAACCAGTCCTGCATCTCGTAGGCATGTCGCAGAAGAGTTGCATGATCTAGAAGTATATCGTGAGCATCATATTGAGGAGATTGAGGCAGGTGACCATCATGATCCTAATACCATTGAACTATTCTGTGAAAATCATCCTGACGAGCCAGAGTGCTTAGTGTATGACGATTAATGAGAGAATTTTTATCATGTTTACTTGGAACTTGGTCTAATAAGACACAAGCACAATCATCACCTACGTTATACAAACAAGTATTCGTTAGGTGGGAAGATGATGGAGAATACTTACACTCTATTCATTGGGGAAGAAAGCAGGAACATAGTCCATATCTAACAACTAACAAAAAACTAAAAGTACTATCCGATACTAAAGTTATACTTGAGCATTGGGGTGGTACTTATAGTGGTTTGACACGCAATGAGAATTGTGATATGATTATGGAATATGATGGAACTGCATGGATGGGTCAATTTGACACAACTATGGAAGACAATGGACAAGTAATATCAGGTCATGCAGAACTTGGTCTATATGGGCATAAACTTTTTATGCGAGATAGATTTTTAGATTCTGATGGCAGAATTATTTGGGGTGCTGATGAGATCTACAAGTATGTCCGAGTTTGAATTAAATCCAAATTTAAAAATATTACAGGAGAATCTTGATGGTTCTCCTATTTTTTGCATAGATGACTTTTATTTAAAACCTGAAGAGGTTGAAAGTTATTTGTTTAGTGAAGAACCTCCACTATGGAAGATAGAACAAACACCATCTAACAATGGTGTGATGTTTGAGGATAGGAGATTATGTAAGAGAAATGCTAGAATTTTTAATGTTATTAAATTTTTAAGTGAGTTATGTAAGCAAGAACCTTTAGTGAGTGATGTGCTTACTAATATGACTAGGTTTATTGAAGTGCATAATAATAACTATACTGATAATGTCTGGTGGCCACATAGAGATGAGGGATATAATGCAATAGTATATTTCAATAAAGATTGTGAGTGTGGGACTAATCTATACGAAAATTGTGGAGATACTCCACCAGTTCCAGAACATTATCAACCTTGGAGACCAAAACATAAGTATAAATTTATAGATCATTTAGCACCAAAATACAATAGAATGGTTCTTTTTGATGGGAACAAATTTGTTCATGGTGCTAATATATGCAATGATAGATATTTTAGTGATGAATATCGGTGTAATCAGGTCTTCTTCTTTACCGATAAATATAAACAGCAGAAAAACCTTTAGATAATCAAATGGCGATCAGGGAACTTAATAGCATAGATGGAATTGTCGATGAACCTACCATTAATTTTGTAGGTAAAGACGGTTTTTTCTGGTGGGTAGGTGAAGTCGAAGACAATAGAGATCCTGAAGAATTGGGTAGGGTAAAAGTACGGGTTCTTGGTTATTATACTAATGTTAGAGGAGGAACCGTAGCAGATCTTAAAACAGATCATCTTCCTTGGGCAACAGTGTTACAACATACATGCCAACCAGGAAATGATGGTCAAGGTGAATCATCGGGACAGTTGCAACCTGGTGCTATTGTTATGGGTTTCTTTATGGATGGTGAAAATGCTCAGATGCCTATTGTTATAGGTGTAATGAGAGTTAAGAAAGATCCATCAACAAAGAAAGAAAGAGTATTTGCATTTACAGGTGAAGATATACCAGAACATAGTCCAGGTGTTGTTAATCCTGCATCCGAAGAAATAGGAAAAGTTGATAGTATTTCAAAAGGTGATTTCTGTAGACCTGGAGACCAGAATAATAGCGTATCAACTGTTGAAACGCAAAAAACTTTAGAAACAGGTGGTAGTGGATCACCTAATAATATTGGTACAGTTCCAGGTATTAATGGTAGTAGTGGTAATCCTCAAAAACCTAGAGGTGCTAATAATGGAATACCTGTAGCTAGAGGTTCTTCTGGTCCTTGGGGAACTCTAGAACATAAACTTAGTTATCTTTTAGAAGATCTTTCTGATACTGCTGGTTTGTTGGTTAAAACAGAAGAAGGTAATTTCCTTAATATAGTTACTGGTAAGATTGAGACAACAGAGAAACTTCTCGGTAAGATACAAGATTTTCTATCAGCAATATTTACTCAGGTTATTAGTGCTATTCGTCAGCAAATGACTGACTTAATGGAGAAATTGAATATTGCTACTATTGTGGCAGGATCTACTGGTATACCTTTTGTTCAATTTGGTCTAGTACGTGCTGCAGTTACTGCTATTCTTAATGCATTATGTATTGAAGATAGCAAACTCATGGGTTTTATCAATGATCCTCTTTCTTCTATTAAGGCACAACTAAACAGTTACATGGAGGGTATTATAAGTCAAATCTTATTTGTCCAACAGACTGTTGATAAAGTAGTTAGTGATGTTATTTGTAATGTTCAGAAAATTTTGGATAGTATGAAAGATGTAATCAGTAAGGTTACTAAGATCGTATCTACTTTCCAAAAAGCAAAGGAACTTATGGAAACATGGTCAAAAGGAGCAGAGATTTTTACGAAAGCACTGAACATAACATCAATAACCAGTCTTATTACGTTATTCACAAGTCTTTTAGGTGGAGGTTGTAATAGGAAAAATAATAGTGGTACAAATGTTAAAACTTGGTTCCCTTTATTTGGAGTAACTAAGTGTACTGCACAAGAATTTGCTTTACTGAAAACGACTATGGGAACTACAAGGGGTACTTGTAACTCTCCTGGTTTGCCTGGTGATAATATATTTGATAGTTTGAGTAGAGATGCAGATCCAGATTTAACAAAAGCAAAGACTGAAATAGATGGTTCCTATATGATGTATATGGGAACACCTGGTCGTAAAGCAACTGTAGAAACAAGAACTAATGGAACTACTTGGACATCTGTTAAATTAAATCAAGCAAAATTTGCAGAGTGGAACTACAGAAAGAAATTAGAAGAAAAGAGAAGTAAAGCTGTTGAAGGTGATAGTAATGATATAAGTGATGCAGAACTTGAGGCAAAGGTAAAGGCATATGTTAAGCAACAAACCAAGGGTGATGAAGGTGTTATATTAGCAGATCATCTTGGTTATTCTGGTAACCTTACTACAAGTGTTTCTGGTGATGATTGTAAAATTGTTGATAAAGATAAAGTTTTAACTGTTGATGGTGATTTTGCATTAGATATTACTGGAAATTGTGATATAACGATTGGTGGTGCATTAACTTTCAATGCTCAAGGTGCTCCTAAAGCATCTGATGGTGAAGATAATATCCAAAAACATTTAATTAGTTTTGGATCTGATGTAGAAATGGTAACTAATGGTGCAGATATGCATATTAAAGCAGGTGGTACATTGCTAACTGACTTTACTAAGTATTCTATAACTGGTGGAGAGTGGAATAATGAAGTTAAATCACAGATATATGGTACAGGAGAATTTACAGTTGCTGCTGAGAATGCTGTAAACATCATCACTCCAACCATTGATGGTATGATCAACTCACCAATGCCAACTACACCAAAAGTCAAGACTGGTCTTATATTTGCTGTTGGTGGATCTGTTGATATTATTCAAACTCCTGCGGGATCTGCTACTGATGCTATACCCAGATTTTTGGTTGGTAACCCTGCTGGTCCAATTTCACTGACATCTGGTGGTACTGGATATAATAATAACGTATTGACTGGTGCTTATAATGTTAACGTTGCTGCTGGTGTGATTGCTATGAACTGTTCTACTGCTGCAAGTATTATTGCTGGTGGTGCTATGACCCTTACTGCTGGTGCAGTTATGAAACTGACCGCAACATCGATTTTCTTGAATTAATGTGCTATAATATGAGCATGAATTACATTTATCATGAGTAACCCAAGTCAAAAAGGAACTGCCATTACGGAAGAGCATTTTAAGTTTCTTCTTAGTAATGCTGAAGGTAAAAGTGGACCAGGTAGACTAAAACTAACTACTTCAGAAGCTGATAGGTTTGTTAGACTTACTAACAAGATGGTAAATTGCCTTAATTGGGAGAAAAGAGTTGATAAAGAGATTTTTGCTAAAGTAGCAAGAATTGTAGATCAAGCATCTCTAGAAGCTGCTGATGAATGTGATGGTGGTCTTCCTTTCCAAATATAACTATGGATGAACTAAGACAGAAGCAATTGGTAGAACTCAAGGAACTCCTTGAGGATAGTATTCAGTATTTCTGTGATGACAACTTAGTATCAGGTGAAACTGCATGGACAATGGTCGGTGCTTTATCTGATGCAAAATTAAAAGTGGAATTTACTAATGAATGATGTTATTGAAATCACTGAAGAGGAAGCAAAAGCTGCTCTTGGTGTCTATTTAAGTTTGGTTGACCGTAATAGATGTGTCTTTAGGATACAACTAGCAAACGGATCTGCTGCTATGCTATCTCCTGTCATTCAATCTGGTCCTCCTATAGACCCAGAAGTAATAGAACAGGTAGAAGATTTTAAAAAAGCATTTATGTCAGATGCAGTTAAAATTACTCCTGACGATATAGATGATCAAGGGGTTGACATCAAATGATAAATACCCTATACTAAGCAAGTAGACAGGGCAGACCGATGCGTCTTAAAAGCCATGAAACTCCTAGAAAGCAAGGACGTAATACCAAGTCAAGGTCAGCGTCTGCTCGTTTGCGTCAACTCAAAAAACGTACTAAAACTCTTATCAACAAATTAAATGGCAGTTGAAGCACAAATTATTGACTCATTTAATGTGCCATTGCTTTATGTCTTTAATGCCATTGATGATTTAGAGAGCATAGAAATACTTGATCTATGTAAAAAGGAGGATTATCTTCCTAATTCAAAATCATCTGGATCAGATAACGTTGATTTCCTTAAAGGGACAAAGTACGAAGAACGTTTTGTGAACATGTTCACTGAAATTGCTAGAAATCTATTAATGATAGATCAATGTGATTTCAAGATGGGAGTTTCTTGGACTACAAAAACACAAGATGGTGGATGGTCTTTAACACATGACCATAAGAACTATTTCTTTTCTTCTGTGTTATACTTACAAGGTAATTCTAAAATAGAATTTAAGAATCCTTTAACACTTAGAAACAGTTTTTCATTTGACTATTCTGCATTAAACCCTTATAATAGTGAGGACATTACAGTCACACCACCAAAGAACTCAATGCTATTCTTTCCTGGTTATCTAGAACATTCTATTGTTCTTCATAGCGGTATAGATAGATATACAGTATCAATGAATTATCAACCAGTTGGTACTTACGGTTCTATGGATAATAGAATTACTTCAAATTAGTAGGAATACAAAAGATGTCCATATAGAAGGACTGCCTACTCCCTATACACCAGTATCATATTTAACATGAGAGATCAATTAATCAAAGCAATATTATCACACGCTAGAGGTGAGATTGAAAGGCACAAGGCAAACGTTGAGGTATATCTTAGTAATCCTGCTGGTATAGGTGAACATTCGGATATAACAGATGCAATACAAGTAGAAATAGACAAGATCTCTCGGTATCATGACCAGATAGAGGTAATAAATACTTATTTAAGGGATAAGAAAGAAGTACAATTAAATGAAGGATCTTAAGGCAGCAAAGAAATTAATAAAATTAGCAAAAGAACATCCTGATTGGTATTCCAAAAAGGATGTTTTTTATGCAAAACAATATAAAAAAGAACACAAACGATTAAAAAAACTCGAAGAAACTGAAACTTAATTATGGCATTATCAGAACAAGTTGAAACTTCTTTACAAGAAGCACAAGGCAACCTGAGAGAAGCATTAGCTTTCGCAGCAAGGAGTGAAAAACCTTATATCAGCAAGCATATCTCTGATATGATGATGAAAATAGATTGTTTATGCGAAGTATCTGCATTACTTGACCATGTTGAAGACCTCGGATAATTTCTTTGATATTGAAACTCAAAGAAGAATAGGGGATTATTGTCAACGTCAATACTATAACCTATTTGAATTAGATCATCCTGATATGGAACCTGTTGGCGGTACTGCTGACGTTAAAGGAGAAATGTGGGATCTATTTTCAAATAGGATTTGTAGTGACTTTAAAGATATTGTAGGAGATATGAAGATATACCGAATGTATATCAATGTCAACTTCTCTAACGATAAACCAAATTTTCACACAGATGGTGATGAAGGATTAACATTTTTATACTATCCTCATACTGAGTGGAAACTTAATAACTGTGGTGAGACACAACTTTTTCTAAAAGATCATATATACTGTGTTTTACCTCTTCCTAACCGTATGGTTGTATTTGATGCATCGATATTACATCGTGCAACATCTTTTAGAAATGGGCATAGATTTACTGTTGCAGTTAAATGTGCTCCTCAATCTTATATCACAAAATGGGGTCTTGAATGAAAATTGTATTTGATACACTATCTGATGAAATATTTCAGAGAATTGTAGGTGAACTAAACATAAAAATTCCATCACCATTATGGAATACGAGTACTGTCTTATGGGACAAAGTGCTTAAGCAGGGACTACCTGGATCTGTTATGACTACACCAGTTTCAGAGGATTTGGCAAAACTTATAGAAGATAGTGTTAAAGATAAGGTTCCAGAGTATGATAGGTTGATCGTTCAGTTTTATCTATGGCAAGGATCTTCTGGAATTGCTATTCACAATGATGAAAATCATGGTTTTGGTGCTACAATATACGTAAACACTAACTGGCATCCTAATTCTGGAGGATGGTTTATTTGGCAAGATAAACACAATAAAGAGTGGAAAACTTTATTGCCAGAAAAAAATGTTATGGTGGTTAATGATGAAGAGGAGGAACATTTAGTTACTGCTATTGAACCCTACCCACCAGAACCAAGAGTTACTATTCAATTATGGGGTGAAACCAATGACAAATAAAAACGGTGATCTAATAGCAGAATTATTAACCATAACAGCAGAACTTGGTGGTAATATGACAAGATCAACTACATATTCCAGTAATGGTAGATCTTCTAAGAAGATTGTTATTGAATATGACGTAAAAATTAAAGAAAGAAAATGAGTTTGAAAAATGACCTTTTGGGTATGATACACAAGAGTGCTTATCGTAAAGGTAAGTTTAAACTCTCCTCTGGTATAGAAAGTGAACATTATGTTAACTGTAAACCTGTCACATTAAATGGTGGTGGTCTTAGTCTTACATGTATGTTGCTATTGGATTTAGTACCTGCAGGTACTAGAGCAGTTGGAGGACTTACTCTTGGTGCTGATCCATTAGTGGCAGGTATGGCATTAATGGGTAATTATAGTGGTCTTATTGTTCGTAAGAAACCAAAAGGTCATGGCACTGGTGCATGGATCGAAGGTCCAACATTAGAAAAGGGTTCAAAGGTTGTAGTTTTAGAAGATGTAATCACAACAGGTGGGTCTGCTATTCTAGCAGTAGAAAAAATTCGTGATGCTGGATATGACGTAGATACTATACTTACTATTGTTGATAGACAACAAAATAGTGAAGCAGATGAACTTATGGAGAAGAATAATATCAAACTTCGTAGTTTATTGACTTTAAATGAAATTGCAACCTTCAAACCTGGCTAAATAGACTTGTAGCAAAACGTATGATTATTCGTGGCAACTAAGAAGATATCACAGTTAGAGACAATATCAGACTCCAATTTGTCAGGAGAAGCGATTCTTCCTGTTGTGGTATCTGATCCGTTGATCCCTAACAGAAAAGCAAAGGTAAATCAATTATTTAAAGGTGTATCACAAGGAACAAAAGCAGCACCAGGTGTAGCTTTTGATTTGGACAGAGACACAGGAATCTATCAAAATGCATATGACCAGATAGGTGTTGCATTTGGTGATGGTGGTTTATATTGCTCAAGGATTGATAATGGTGGTGGTAGTACATCACTGTTTGTTACTGCTGTTGATGATATTGCTAGTAATACTGATGTAGTTCTTGCTCCAAAGGGAACGGGTTCTGTTAAGGTTACTGGACAATTTTTGATGCAGGATGGATCTTTTATCTTAGAAGATGCTCAAGGTCCAAAAGTAAGATTTGAAATTGGTAACGTTGGAACGGGTACAAGCACTAGAATTATGACGATGCCAGCAATAACTGCTGGTAATGGTACAACTCTTGTAGGTACTGATACACAACAAACATTAACAAATAAAACTCTTCTTATTGATGAGGATAATTTTGTAATTACTGATAATACTGAAGAAGCAATCTTCCAGATTAACTGGGCGGTAACTTCAGGTGCAAGAAGATCTTATTTCTTACCTGATGGTGGTGTCACAACAACAACTTCCGAACCAACTGCTACTTCATCTACGTTACTTGATACTAAAGCAGAGCAAACTACTCTTAATAAGACGTTAGTTACTCCAAAATTTGCTGCTACAGCAGATAGCACTGCTGTTGCCCAATGGAATACTACTGCATTAACTGCAGTAAGAACTCTTACTGTTCCTGATATTAGTTTAACTTTAGTAGGTACTGAATCAACTCAGACACTTTCTAACAAAACTATTCAGGGTTTATCACTTGCTGATACAACTGATGTTAGTAAAAGGATTACATGGAACCTTGCTAATCAACTTACATTAACAAATAGTACATATGAGTTTCCAGAGGTTGCTACACTAAATAATGGTACTGATAACAACGTTGTTGTTACTGAGTTAGCAACTCAAGATTTAAAGAACAAATCCATCTATACACCTGCGATTAAAAATCAAGGTAATCTTACTGGATCTGTTACTATAAACACTGACAACATTACTGCTGCTAGGACAGTTAGATTTCCTGACGCAGATGCAACACTACTATCTACTGAGAACGTTACTTTAGATGATGTTAACTTTGGTGCTGGTATTGGTGCTGCAAACTTATCTGGTAGAACCAGACAACAACAATTCTTCTACGCAGGTTTCTAATTAAAAATGGCACAACAAGGAATATTAGCACAATTAAAACCATCAGCAAATACAGATACCCTTCTGTACTCTGCTCCTATTAACGCTTCTTCTAGCAGTGTCCTAACAATTACCAATGACGGTACAGGATCTGCTTATGATGTTGCAATAAAAGATTACGATCAAAAATTGGTAGTGGATGGGTCAGGTGCATATAAGTTACATAAGGGTGATATAATCACTGGATATAGGTTTGCACTTAGCACACCAATGGATACTACTACATCAATACTCGCTGGTGCAACATTAGCAAGTGATGATGCAGAAAAGAGTGCTAAGTTTGAATCATTTTATGTTCCAGCATTTAAAGAAGTATTTGTAAAGACAATATCAATTAGACAAATCACAGTAGAATCTGCAAGTGGTGTGTTTAATGCTGGTGAAAGTTTAACTAAGGGTTCTGGTGGTAATACAACAACTGCATTAATATATGGTACTGGATCAGATCCAAATGTATTGTACTGTGGTCCTTCTACACTAAATGGAACTGGTACAGAATTTGCTGCTGGTGATAGTGTTAATAATGGTTCAGGAGTAACAGCAACAGTATCTACTGGTGGTATTGGTTCTGCATCTAACGACTGGGTATTCTCTACAACAACTGCTGGTGGTACATATAACATTAACATCAAAGGTCCATTAGAGTTCTTTGGTGATAGACCATATCGTTTCAATGTTTCTGATGGCACTATGAGTGGAAGAGATTTTCATCTCTCTACTGTTGCTAACGGTGAGTTTGGACCTGATGGTACTGCAGGTAACTCTGATGATGGTACAGAATATACTACTGGTAAGACTACCAATGGATCCGCAGGTTCTGCTGGTGCTTATGTTCAGTATGATTTCTCAAATGCTGCAACACCTTCTACATTATATTTTTATGATGGTGGTACTGGTACTGCTGGTAACTCTGTTTATGGTGGTTCTGATAGATCATTAGCAAAACAAACTACTTATCAATATGATGAGATTTTTGTTTATGATGTCGATGGTACTTGGGTCAACTCTACTGATTCATTTACTTTAGGTGGTACTACTTACACTGTTAACTCTAAAACTGTGGAACCATATGGTTATGTTCGTAGTTATAGTGGAACTGATCTTTATGTAGTTAAAGGTTCAGGTTCTGGTGATTTTGCAGGTTCAGATACATTTAGAGATAATCCTAAATTAGGTACTGCATCAAGATCAACGGTTACTGTAAGTTCTGTTGGTGTTGCAACTGCTGCTGTTGAGGCAGATAATTATTTTGTTAAGGGAGTGAGTAATGGTAGTAACGAGATTGATAAGATAACTTCGATTGTTGTTGGACCTGGTGAAAGAATAGTTGTTAAATCTACAACTGCTAATAATGTTTTCCACCTACTTGGTTTTGAAGATAACTCTTCAGCATTCACAACAAGAGTGTTTAACCAAGCATAATAAATAACCATATAGGAATAGCGTAACGTAATGTCACTAACTAGGTTAAAGAATATTATTACGTCCCGTACGGGACGGATTATCTACGTCAACCCTGATGATTTCGATGCTTCTGATGCAATTGATAACAGGGGTAACTCGGCATTACGTCCGTTTAAGAGTTTACAACGTGCTTTCCTTGAGGTGGCACGATTTTCATATAGAGTTGGTTTAAGTAATGACGAATTTGATGCATTTTCAATTTACTTATATCCTGCTGAATATGTTGTAGATAATAGACCTGGTGATATATTATATACCAACGTTGCTCCTATTGATGAGAACTCCAACCTAGACTTAACGTCTCCTAATAATGTATTATACAAATACAATTCAACCGAAGGTGGTATCATTGTACCTAGAGGTTGTTCTGTTATTGGTACTGACCTTAGAAGAACTAAAATAATTCCAAAATATGTTCCATACCCTACAACATTTGCTGCTAAGGGTATTAACACAGAAGATCAGGTTCCCCCACGTACAGCAATATTCAAAGTAACTGGTGGTACTTACTTCTGGCAATTCTCATTCTTTGATGGTGCTGAAGAAGGTGTATATTTCAAACCTGATAGTGTAGAGACATTAGCACCTAAGTTCTCACACCATAGACTTACATGTTTCGAGTTTGCTGATGGTTTAAATCCATTATCAAAACTTATTTCTGATGGAACAGTTCCTAATGCAGACTATTCTGCTGTTCCTAATATACTTTCAAGAACTGACTTAGACATATACTATCAGAAAGTATCTAAAGCATTCGCAACAATTCCTGATACATCTGGAGATCCATCAACTGACCAAATACAGGCAAGGGTTGAGGAAAACAGAATTGTTGGTCCTATTAGTGATGAATATAGAATATTACAGATCACAAGAAACGGACAAACTGCAACTGCTGTTACTGTTGATGAATTTGATAACCCAAGAGATCACGGTTTCTCTGTTGGTGTAAACATTAACGTATCTGGTGTTACTGGATCAACTGGACCTCAGTCAGAATTAGACGCAACAGTTTATAATGGATCATTTACTGTAACATCTGCATCTGGTAACGTATTTACTTACCAAATGTCAAGTGAACCAACTGGTAATGCTATTGGTTCTAACATCACAGTTAAGACTGAGATTGATACAGTTGACTCTGCATCACCTTATGCTTTCAACCTATCACTAAGAAGTGTATGGGGTATGAATGGTATGCATGCAAACGGTGCTAAAGCAACAGGTTTCAAATCAATGGTTGTGGCACAGTTTACTGGACTATCACTACAGAAAGACGATAGAGCATTTGTAAGATTTAATCAATCAACTGGTAACTATGATAATGCTACTGCTGGAGATGGTGCCCACTTAGATGGTTACGCTGAGTACCGTAAAGGTTGGGGTCATAGACACATTCTGTGTTCTGATGATGCGTTTATTCAGGCAGTCTCGGTGTTCGCTGTTGGATTCCAAGGACACTTTACAGCACTTAGAGGTGCTGATATGTCAATTACTAACAGTAACTCTAACTTTGGTAGTATTGCACTTAGATCTGCTGGATTTAAATCAAAATCATTCTCTAAAGATAAGGCAGGTGCATTAACTCACATTATTCCACCTAAAGCACTTAATGTTATCTCAACAACTGCAACTGGAACATCTGGTGCATCATCAATAACATTAGCAAATGATGGTAGTGTTAATGGTGTGATTGAAGGTACGTTGGTTACTGGTGATGGTTTAGGTCCAGGTGCAACTGTTGGTAATGTCAATACCAATACTAGAGTTATAACTCTAACAGTAGCAAATACTGGAACTGTTAATGGTAATATCATCTTTGGTGAAGAAACTTCTGTTAACTGGGTTAACATTGACATACAAAGAACTAAAACAATTAACTCTGCATTAGCAGGACAGGGTGGTACACCTGGTACAAGACTATATCTATATGGTTATACAGTACAAGCATCTCCACCAACTAATAGAGTACAGGGTTATACAATCGGTGCTAGACAAGATGGTACTGGTGCAAGTGCTGTAGCAGATAAGATCAACTGTCTATTAGTTGCTCAAGGTGCATCTGAGGCAACAATTCAATCTGCATTTATATCACCATATGGACCTAGTGTATCAGGTAAAAGTGCTGGTACTGCTGGATCTCCATTACAATTTGATGCTACATCATATACAATTGCAGGTACTTCTGTAGTTGGTGGTTGGTATCTATCTGTTAGTGCTGCTAACAACGAAATTTATACTACATTATCTACTAACTCAACATATAACACAGTTAACTTCTCTCCAACAACATTCTTGAAGAGAATACCTGACCCAAGAGATTTACAAGATAGAACTTATCGTGTTAGATATGTAATTGATAAGGATAAGACTAATCCATTACCAAGAGATCCTATCTCTGGTTATGTTATGCAACCATTGAACACTGATACTACTGCATATTCATTAGCTAAGTGTTTCTATGTTTATGATATCGAAGTAGTTCAACCATTTGAAAGAGGTGTTAATGATGGTATATTCTATCTCACATTATTGTGTGGTAGTATCGCACCAACTACATCTAATTTTGACGACAGACTCTTCTCTCAAAACGTCAACGAAGTATATCCAACGTTTGACAGAGACAATCCTCTTGCTGACCCTGATGCTGCTGTGTCAGTCGCAGATAACGAAACGATTGGATTGGTAAATGCAACTGATGGTGCAACACCAACACCAAATAAAGATCCTAAGTTATCAATTACTAAGGAAGGTACTCAATTATTACTAACTGATACTGGGTGGCAACAACCTGGTACTACACCTAACTATGACTCAGTTAACAAGAGACTATCTAACGTAGAATTAACTGCTCGTTCTGGTGATGAGGAAGTACGGAAGATACAAATTAGATCTAATAATGATGGAACTGTAGCACCTATTAACGTAGAGTTTAGACGACACTCAATTCTAAGATCAGGTAACCATACGTTTGAGTACCTTGGTTTTGGTCCAGGTAACTATTCAACTGCGTTCCCTCAAACACAGGTAGAAACTTTAAGTGCTAATCAGATTAAATTCTCACAGTCTATTAAAGAAGAAGCAGGAGTTGCTTTCTACTCTGGTCTTAACTCAAATGGTGACCTATTCATTGGTAACCAAGTTATTAACCCAGTTACAGGTCAGATCACTAACGAGGATATTGCACAGTTAAATGTTATTGGTGAAGAAGGGACAACAGTTGAGACATTCTCTGAGTTGGTTCTTACTGATAAGATAACGGTAATCGGTGGAGCATCTAACCAGTTAGAATCAATATTCACTGGTCCTGTTACTTTCCAAGGATTAACTACATTTAGTAATAATATTCAAGCAAGAAAGATATCATACTTTAACCAAGATGGTACGGTAGTTAAACAGACTTTACTTGCTCCTGAAAATGCTGGTGGAACTGCACCAGATTTCTCTAATATTTTAGGGTATGATACTCCTGCTGATGGTGACTTAGTTTATAATACTGACTGGACACCAGGTAAATCCCTTGGTTGGATATACTATGGTGCTGTTTGGAAAGAGTTTGGTTTAACTAATACTTCTGACATCAATATTGATGCTAGTGGCAACATTGGTATTTCTACTGCTGCAACATCTAGTTTCAAGATTGATATTACTGGTGATGTAAGAATTACTGGTGATGTTCAAATCACTGGTATTGGTGGTGTTTCTGCTGATAAGTATAAGACTAAAACATATACTGGTGATGGATCTACATTAACATTCGCATTAAGTACATATACAGGTGGTATTCAACATACTGCTAACTCTATAATAGTGTCACTTAATGGTGTTGTTCAGATAGGTGGTACTAACTTTACTGTTGATGCTGCTGGTGCTAACGTAATATTTAATTCTGGTGATGCACCATTATCAACAGATACAGTTCATATTGTAGAATTACCAATCTAAATAATAGAGGAGGTCGCTAGAGTAACATGGCAATAACAAAAGTTAGTGGAAATCAAATTGCTACTTCAACAGAAGCAATCATTGCCACTTTAAGTTTCGTAAATACAAATAGTGTGTTCAGAATGCCAGCAGGTACTCAAGCACAAAGACCGACTGGTGTTTCAGTTGGTACTATTCGTTTTAATAGTGATACAGATAGTGCTGAGATTTATAAAGCAGATGATGGAACGGGAAGTCCTGGTTGGTCACCTGTATCAGGTGGTGGTCCAGCATTAGGAACTGATAGTATTGTTAGGACAAACCCTAATACTATTTCTGAGAATATAACAGTTGGACCTACTACTAATAATGATGCAAAGTTTGCTAATGGTATGAGTGCTGGTCCAATAACTATTGCAAATGGATTTACGGTTACGATTGAAGCGGGTGGTGCTTGGAGTGTTGTATAATGCAAGTAAATGTTGGAACAGTACAAGGAAATTCTCCAAACTTTAGAGTAAGTGTTAAAGATGACACTACCCTAAAAATGGATAGTGATTTAAGAGTTAATAATCAACAATATATACCATTTCCTGCTGGTGGTACTGATAGTAGACCAACTGAGGCGATACCTGCAGCATTATATTTTGATACAACTATCAATTCATTCGTAGTTTTTGATGGTTCAACTGGTACATGGGTTGTTCCTTCATTACTTGCTACTCAAGCAGATGGAACGACTTCTGCTAGTGCTGTAGCGTCTGCTAGATCACTATATGAAAATGGTATTGTAACTTCAGGTAAAGGGTATCGTTGGATTAATACCAGTAATGGTCCTAGACAAGTATGGTGTGATTTTGATACTAAAGATAAGGATGGTAATAGTGGATGGATGTTAGTTGCTTCGTTTGGTGAAGGTAGATACTGGGGTGGTGATAGTAATAATGTATATACAACAAGTTCTCAGATATCTCCAGTCACAACACCATATAGAGTAACCTCTAATATGTGGGATGATAGTTTGCAAATGTTTAGAATTACTTCATCAAGTAATATACCTGTAATTAATAGTGGTAATACTTTAGGTCAAAACGCTGATGCTGATTGGTATTATTATTGGGATAATGCTATTAAGTGGAAAGAAGTTTGGGCACCTGCTGATGACCAACATTATATGTCTAGTGGTTCTAATCCTAATGTACAAAGAACTTGTATAAGACAGTTTAATAGTAGTTACAATATTAAATGGTCATATGAATGTAGTAATCATAAGTGGAATAACTTAAGTGACTTTGGATATCAAAATAGTAAGAGTACTTCCTCAGAGTATAGTTATGGTACTATAGGTGGTAGTACTGCTCCTGGTGGTGGATGGGCATATCCTTGGGGTGCATTGCAGAATAGTGGATCACAATTTGAGTGGTTTTATGTTGGTAGAAATGCCAGTTACGGATCAAGATCAGGTGGTGACAGTGACGGTACTTTTGGAATACCTACAAGTGGTTCTAATGCTGATACTACTGGACAAGACGTAGATACTAATATTGGTGCTAAGGTCGGTAATGATGACAACGTTGATTGGGGTGGTGCTACAACAAATGGATCGACAAATGCTGGAAATAATGGAGCAATATCTACTGTTCCATTATGGTGGTGGATTAAGTAAGATAAATAATCAAAAAGTATATCCATGAGTACACTTACTGCCTACAAGTTAAGTGGTATCCCTTCGACATTAAGTCTAATACAGATACCAGCAGGTCACGACTTCCGAGTTGAAGGAACGATTGATATGACGAATGATGGTGCATTACAGTTACCTACAGGTTCTACTGGACAAAGACCAGGTAGTCCTAGTGCAGGGTATACAAGATGGAATACAACTACTCAGGAAGTTGAAACGTGGTCTGGTTCACAGTGGATTAATTTAGGTAGTTAAATATGAGTACCATCATTACAAATGAACTTCAAGGATTAGAGATGCACAATCGGGAAATGAAAACCGATAGTGAATCTCATCTTAATATCAATGGCACTATGAGTATGGGATCTGGTGGTATTCTTGCTATACCTAGAGGACCAACTTCTACTAGACCACCAATACCTTCTGCAGGTATGATAAGATATAATACACAACTGCGTGGTGTAGAGGTATATGATGGAAGTAAATGGTTGTGTTATACAACTGCCTCTGCTGCAGACGGATCAACACAAGGTCAGGCAGCACAATCAGCAAGAGCATTATGGGAAAATGGTATTGTAACTTCTGGTAAGGGTACTAGATGGATAAGAACAACAAATGGTCCTAAAGAAGTATATTGTGATTTTGATACACTAGATCAAAATGGTAAGTCTGGATGGATGATGGTAGGTGCATTTGATCAGGGTAGGTACTGGGGTGGTAAATCTTCGGATGTTACAACAACTGATGAGTTGATTGATAGTGGTAATTCAAGTTATGTTGTATCTTCTAATTTCTTGGAAGATCAATTAAATATGTTTAGGATTACTTCTGCTAGTGGTGGTGATGTAGGTGATAGTGAAGATCCTAACAGTCTTGGTAGTGGTGCTTCTGCTGATTGGTATTACAAGTGGGAAGACCAGATTGCATGGAAAGAAGTGTGGGCACCAGCACAAGATCAACATTATCTTTCCAATGGTTCTAATCCCAACGTACAAAGAACTTGTTTAAGAAAGTTTGACAGTAGTTATAATATAAAATTCTCATATAATAATCCTAATCACAAATATAATAATATAAGTGACTTTGGTAATACTAATGGTAGAACTGATACAGCAGATTATAGTTATGGTACTATAGGCGGTGGTAATGCACCAGCATCAGGTTGGTGGGATCCTTGGGTTACTCTAGCAAGTGCTGGTAATAAGTTTAACGCATATTATATTGGTAGAAGTGCAAACTATCAGAACAACAGTAGTGGAGATAGTGACGGTAGTCTAGCTATTCCCACTAATGGTGCTGGTACAGATACTACAGGACAAGACGTAGATAGTAATATTGGTGCTAAGGTTGGTAATGATGATGGCACAAACTGGGGTGGTGCAACATCAAATGGAACTAGCAATGCTGGTAACAACGGTGCTATTTCAACACAAAAACTGTGGTGGTGGATTAAATAAATAAACATAGGAGCATGGAGTAAAAAATGTCAGGATCATTTCATACAGCACAACTTAACGCAACTACTATTAATGCAAGTGCCAATGTTATCGCTGAAGGTGGAATAAAAGTACCTTACGTTACTACGTCACAAAGAAATTCTTTAAGTGGTGTAGCACAAGGCACCTTCGTATATAATACACAGGAACAATATGCTCAAGTATATACAGGAAGTACTTGGAAAAATGTAGGTGGTATTCCAGTGTTACCTACTGTTGCTAATGCTGATTCTAGACCATCAACACCAGCAATAGGTTATACGCATTTCAATATTGCTGATCAGCAGATGGAAATCTATTATGGTGAGGATAATAGCACTTCACCAGCAACTGCGTTATGGGCAACCGTAGCAGCAGGTTAATATATAAATAAAAAGAGAACTTAAAATTTACTGAGTGAAGCATGTCTACCTTAAATGTAACAACCGTAACAGCAACTAATGTCACAGCAACAGGGACAGTAGATGCCACTCAAGGTGTTAAGTTGGGAAGTTTTAGTGACGCAACTAGACCAACTCCTTCGGGTAATGGTTATCTAATTTATAATACGACTTCATCGGATGTTGATGTTTGGAAAGGTACTGCATGGGCAGGTCTTGGAGCAGCAAACTTAAGAACATGGACAACTGCAACACGACCTGCAGGACCAACTACAGCACAGATAGGATATAATACAGAGACTAATAGTTTAGAGATATATAACGGTTCATCATGGGCAGAGATAGCACCAGCAGCAGGTGGAGCAGCGTCAGTACCTTGGTCAGTTACAGATAGTACTTCTGGATCTTCTGGTAGTGAAGTATTTCCTTCCGATCAAGGTAATGTGCAGTTTGATTATACTGGTACACATAGTCCTAGTGGTGGTGGACCTAGTGGATATTATGAAGGTAATGCAAGGCATGTAGCATTTGCTTTAGGTGATATGTCATCTAAGTCTATGAAGATCTTAGTGCAAGCAGCAGGGTCAGGTGGTCATAGAGATGATTATGATGGAGCAACACCAGGTGATGATGGTAATATGGTGTACATCAACTTTAACAATGATGCTTGTAAGAACTATTTCACTGGTTCTGCACCAAAATATTTACATGTATCATTAGGATCAAGAGGTAACTTCAGTTATAGTTACGGTGCTAATAACCCAGTTATTAATCCTATTAATCCATATAGTTATAACTATCCTGGTGTTAATAGATCTAATAGTAGAACACAAGGTACATACGGTGGTATGTCATCTTGCGATAGTCTTGTTTGGGTTTCAGATGTAGTATCAGGAACTGATGGTACTGGTGAAGTATTCATTAGTAAGATTAGTGGTGGTAATGCTTCTAACAGTTATGACGGTGGATCTGGTGGTACTCCATCAAACGCTACTGGTACTACTATGGATGGTGGTATTACTGTTACTAACTATAGATCACGACAGAACGGTGGTAACCAGCAAGGTAGATCATATTCATCACCTAGACAAGTACCTTCTCATTGGATGACTAATACTGATAGTAGAAGAAGTGAAATGGATCACTCATCATTTAGTGGTACTTATGGATATGGTGGATCATTCCAAGGACAACAAGGTAGTTGGGTTAATGGTGGATATGCTATGTGTTCTATAATTATCTACTAATACTGTTCGTTTTCCCAATTCATACCATTTTTATATAAGTGCAGGTAGGAAGTAATAATCAACTTCTCCTTAATTGCTGGTAATCCCTCATGGGGGTGTGTCCAGTAAGGAGGAAAGATTAATACCCTACCTGCTTTTGCGTCTATAGTTATATTATCAAATGGGAAACGTGTTCCACTATCTTCATTTAAGTAAATCAATATACCAACTGCTCTTGTAGCAGTATCTTTAGTGGTATTATCACAATGAAGTGAGAAAGCATCTCCTTTGATATATCTTTTAATGTTAAAGTCTTTTAATCCAGTAGCACCAATAAATTGTGCTTGCTTTACCTCTTCACGATAAGTTTCAAAACACGTAATTATCAAATCACCTAATTTTTTGCTCAATGTACTGTCAATTTTATTGAGTGAACCAGCATATAATGTTGACTTATCTTGCCAATTACCCTGTTCTATCCTAGTAAGTAGACCATCATTCACATTAGATCTAGCATATGCTATACATTTCTCTAGGACATCACTAGGTAGTACATTGTCGTATGTTTTAATGAGTTGAGACATATTATTTGTCATTTCACCTATTATATACCAATTATCTTAATGGCACAACACTATAGACAAAATAATTTGACTGTGTTATACTCATAGGGTAATCGAGCATGGAAAATGCCTAAATTTTATTTACAATCTACTGACAATGACGGTAGTGTAACTACACACTCGTTTGAAAGTGAATGGTTGACTGATGTGGTAGACCATGTTGAAGATTTTTTATTAGGATCTGGATTTGCATTTGATGGACTTGAACTTGTTCAAGATAAACTCATCGAAGAAACACAGATTAAATCTAAAAAATCTATTAAAGAGGTAGTAAATACTACTCCTTCGATATTTCGCAAGGCACATTAATTACTATATAATTTACAATCATTGTAGTGTACTATTTCTAAACTAATGGGCAAAACTTATAGGCGTGGTGGTGCTGAAAGAGGTTATTCCTCACCAGGCAAATCACTACGAGATAAGCGACAAAGAGGGATTAATCGTTCCCCTGATTATAAAGAAGATAGCAATCGATCACGAGAAAAATCTAAGAAATTTGAAACCTATTATGAGGATTAAATGAACTTGGAAAAGAATACATTCCCAGATGAATTCTATGAAGATCTTGATGAAGATCTTCAATATGATGATGCAAGTGAATGTACGGTTGAATTAGAATACACAACCCAACAATAAATGAAAGATCAAAATACTATCCATGATAGTGAAACCAAACAAGAAAAATGGGATAGAGCAAAGTCTTTATTCCTAGAAAGTTTGTACAAACCTGACAATCATTTGAGAGGTTGTTCACACAATCAAAAATGTTTCCACGAATTAATGGAATTAAACGACACAATCATCGATTATGTTAAAAATATGGACAATCCATATAGTCCACCATTAGCATTTGGTAAAAAGAATAATCACATTGAACCAACTATCACTACACCTAACGGTGATATTAGTGAAACTCTAATGAGTGGTGCATTGGGTGATTATTATGCAGATAAGAGGGAGTATTAATGATGAACATTGAACTTCCTGAGTGTATATTATTAAATGATAAAGAGAAGCAACTTTTGAAAGATGCTTTCCTATCATACATTAAAGAGTTAGAGGTTAAATCAAAGAAAGAGAAACTGCTAACTGCTGCTGCATATAGACAAGTTCGATATGATATTGAAAGCATTGTACAGAAATTGCATTTAGGGTATGACAATTAAAAAACTGTCACACACTCGATTGACCTTTATTTAAAACTATAGTATCTTAAGAATATGAGAAACTTCTTCTCTAACAAATCACAGATCTCAATGATTAAAAAAGCATTGAAGAAAAGTGATCAAGATCCGTTTCTATATGAAACATCAGAGATCATCAAACTAAAATCTTCTCTTCGCAATCTTCGTGATAAAGAAGAGCAAGACCGACAACTACTCAACCGAGGATTTGGTTATGACAAAACGATTGAAAGTTGATTATGATGAGAATTATGACAACTGTCAAGAGCAAGAGGATGATTGGGTTTCGTCAGTCATAGGAACTGAGGATGACGCATTTTCTGATCTATTGGCAAACCTATGACTAACAACTGGGAAGTATTACTAAAACGTGATAACGGTTTTAATAGAACTGTTATCATTGAAGATTGTATGTATGAAAGCGAGGCAGCAGAAGTTGCTGAGAGTATGTACGGTATGGAGGTACTCCGAGTATTATGGAAAGGTAAGACAGATACATCAACAGAAGATAATGTTAATTGGTTCGTTCAAAGACGACCTAATTATCAAGGGTTAATGGGTTTATGTTTAACATTACCATTAATAATGGGTATTGTTATTGCAGCAGAATTCTGGTTACCTATTTTAATAGTGTTAACTGGTGTTTCTACACTGTCATTCATAGGATCATTTAGAAGTGATGAAGTTGAGTATGAAGATGATGATTAGGCATTTATATTTGTTAAGTAAATATATTAGATTGAACATATTATAATAAATAGTGGTAGAATTAAAGATAACAAGATGAAATGAAACTCTCTTGATTATGAACCGTTAATTTTAGTAGAGGTAATCTATGCAGCATAATGTTCTAAGTAGTAACCAATTAGCAAGTTGGAACCATGAAGATACGGAAGAATTTGATAGGATAGATGACTATTTCAACTGCATGTTAGATGCAGAAGAGACACATTCAGATAAAAGGATATGTAAGGAGATACTTATGCTCTAGCAGACAATTTAAAAAGTGTAACAAGCACCTTTCGGGGTGCTTTTTTTATGCTATAATATTAGTATAAATCAAACATCATTTTTAAATGAGTTACCTAGACGACAATCTACTTCCTTTGATTGAGAGTATTCAAGGAAAACCATCACAGTCTTATATACTTGAGGCATGTGGTCTTGAGCGTTGTTCTAGGCATGGAATACAGATAACCGTAGGCACAAGATTAGAGGATTTTTGGAATAAAGTAATTAGTGATAGTTCTGCTATGAATTTAATTGAAGATAATAATATGGTAGAAGTTAATGGTGAAGATAGACAAATAGATCACTTATTTCGTGCTGATCTTACATATTATCTTGAAAGTAAGTGTAACTTAAACTTTGATAGTGAGAAGGTTAAGGCATCTAATAAGAAGATATTGGAAATAAAGGATGAAGTTGGTGCAGATGAAGCAGGGTATTTTATTCCAGTTGTATCAACTATTGCACAAAAGTACATTACCAAGTATAATAAGAAGGGATTAAATGTTTATGGTGTTAAATGGTTACTTAGTAAGATTGATGCACCATTTACTGAGGAAGAGTTCTTTACATACATGAAAGAAGTAATTGCACCAGTTCTTGAAACTAAAGGTATATGAAACCAGTTGTTAAGTATCAAGGTGGTAAGAGTAGAGAGTTACCACTAATACAACCTTATATAACATCAGCAAAGAGGATTATTGAACCTTTCTGTGGTGGTGCAGCAGTATCTTTTCATGCTAATGTATCATCAATACTGAATGATTGTAATAAGAATGTTATTAACCTCTATAATATTATTAGAGATAAGAGTTACTTCAATATACTATTAAAGGATGTAGAGTATATTAAAACACTACAGCATGATGATCTTGAGAAGAGATATTATGATGCTAGAGATATAATTAACGAGGATGATCCCGAACCATATGATCTAGCAATATCATATATTATTGTTAGACAGTTATGCTTTTCAGGTATGGAAAGATACAATGCTAAGGGTGAGTTCAATGTACCATTTGGACATTATAAAAAGTTTGCTTGTAATCTATCACCTAGTCATCATACTTTCCTTAATAACTGTGAAATATACAATGAAGATGCAGTTAAGTTAATAAGAACAATGACCTACAATGACGGTGATTTCTTATTCATTGATCCACCATACTTAGAGCGTTTAGGATACTCTACAGGCGATGGTAGTGATGGATTACACGACAGATTAGCATCAGTATTAACACAAATAGATGTGCCTTGGTTGTTTATACATAGCGACTGTGATTATATTCAAAAAGCATACTCTGATTGTAATATTGAAGTAATGGGATTTAAGTATTCTCAGAACTTCGGTAAAGGGAAAGACCACTCAGGATCTAAGGTCAATCATTTATACATTAGCAATGTGACAGTCAAGGAACTGTCTACAGTTTGCTGACAAACCATTCAAAATCGTTTATTATTAATTCATTGATGAGGTTACATTTGACAGACACATTAAGACCACACCAGCAACGTGCTTATTATGCTATGAACATTGCCCCTAGTGGTCAAATAATTGTGCCTACTGGTGGTGGTAAAACATATATTATGATAGCAGATTGCGTCAGAAGATTATCAGCAACTACTGGTATGTTCAAGACTATTGTTATAGTTGCACCACGTATATTGCTTGCTAATCAGTTATCAGAAGAGTTTCTAAGTAAGGTTACTAATGCTAAAGTAATCCATGTACATAGTGGTGAAACTCATCACTTTAGCACTACTAATTCACACAAGTTGAGTGTATATCACAATAATACTTTAGGTCATAAGTTAATCTTTACTACCTACCACTCTCTTCACAGAGTATTAGATAGTGGTGTTAATATTGACACTATCTATTTTGATGAAGCACATAATGGCACTGGTAAATCATTCTTTCAACAGATAAAGAGAGTTGCTGCATCTGGTATTTCACGTTACTTCTTTACTGCTACACCAAGAGTTTCACGTAGTAAGAAGAGTGTAAGTGCAGAGCGTGGTATGAATAATGCTCAAGTATATGGTAATGTATTAGAGCAAACACAGGCACAAGAGTTATTAGATAGTGGTACAATCTTACCACCTAAAGTAATAACATTTGAGACCGATAGAGAGAGAACTAAACAGAACGCACATGAGGTTGATGGTGATAACTTAAAGGACATAATTAGGAGTATGGATATACATGCACCTAAGATACTTGTGTCTGCTCCAACAACAAGAATTATGTGGAATATGCTATCACAAACTGATACTCAGGACTGGATATATCGTGAGGGTTATGATATAATGCACATAACATCTAAGCATGGTGCATATATCAATAAGAAGAAAGTAGGTAGAGAAGAGTTCTTTAATACTCTTACAGAGTGGGGTAAAGATGATACTAAGAAGTTCGTAATCTTCCACTATTCTATACTATCAGAAGGCATAAATGTTCCAGGTTTAACTCATTCAGTTATGCTTAGAAACTTACCAACTATAGAAATGGCACAGACAATAGGTAGAGTAATTAGAGTACATAATGAGGACAGAAAGAGTGTAGATAGTGGTGTAATTCCAGCAGGTAAGTTTGATTTATACCAGAAAAGTTGTGGTAAGATTGTTGTACCTATGACTGGTAAGTATGGTCAAAGAATAGAGAAGAGATTACAATCTATTGTAAATTATATCTTCGTAGAAGGTATTCCACCACTATCCTATGTGTAACTTATGACTAGACAAATCCATCCAAAAGAATATTTTTCTAGTGATGTGTGGAAGAGAAATATTCCACCAGTTACTAATTTCAAACGTGGTAGTGCCTATAATAAATTTGGTATGCTTGTAATGTGGTCATACTATGTGTTAATAACAGGCATAATTGTTCGTTTAATTGTTGTACTAAACAGATGAAAGATACCATATTATATGGTGATTGTAGAGACACATTACCAGCATTTATTGATAAAGCAAGATGTTGTATTACATCCCCACCTTATTACGGATTACGCAATTATGGTGATGAAGATAATCAAATAGGTCAGGAACAAACACCAGAAGAATATATTCAAGAGATGGTTAAAGTGTTTAGATTAGTAAGAGATTGTCTTACTGATGATGGTACTTTATGGTTGAATATAGGTGATAGTTATTATAACTATAGACCTGGAAAAGGTCAGGCATTAGTACAACAAACTGTGAGTAACAGTAAGCAAGACTTACCAGACAAATGTGCAAGACGAGGTAATAAACTAAAGGGATACAAAGAGAAAGATTTAATCGGAATACCTTGGATGTTAGCATTTGCATTAAGAGCAGATGGATGGTACTTAAGGCAGGATATTATATGGAGTAAGGGTAATCCAATGCCTGAAAGTGTGCGTGATAGATGTACTAAATCACATGAATATTTGTTCTTGTTAAGTAAGAACCAGAACTATTATTTTGATGTTGATGCAATTAAAGAACCAACAAGACGTAAGAGAAGTGTATGGAATATAAACAAAAAAGCATACAAA